GGCACCCAGCGCGCCCAGCGGCACCCGGCGCGCCCAGCGGCACCCGGCGCGCCCAGCGGCACCCGGCGCGCCCAGCGGCACCCGGCGCGCCCAGCGGCACCCGGCGCGCCCAGCGGCACCCGGCGCGGCCCGTGCCACCAGGCGGCACCTGCGGCACCCGGCGCGGCCCGGCGCGGCCCGGCTTATAACCGGTTATAGCGCACAACTCGCTTGCATCGCGGCGCGGCGCGCCCTATATAATGCCTTGCGTGCCGGGGCTCACTTCCCGGCTCGCCTAACCTTAACCTTAGCCTAATCGGGGGCTCTCATGCTTAACGACTCTAAGCGCAAGCCGCGCGCTAAAGCGGTTCCATCGAAAGCGGAATCGCGCCGGGCCGCGATCCAAGCTGCCGACTCCGCTATCGAATCCGATCAAATTGCGGCGGAAGCGGCGGCGAAAGCGGCGGAAGCGGCGGCGAAAGCGCCGGAAGCGGCGGAAGCGGCGGCGAAAGCGGCGGAAGCGGCGGCGGAAGCGGCGGCGGCGGAAGCGGAAGCGGCGGAAGCGGAAGCGGCGGCAATCAAAGCCACGAAAGCGGCGGAAGCGGCGGAAGCGGCGGAAGCGGCGGAAGCGGCGGCGGCGAAAGCGGCGGAAGCGGCGGCGGCGGCGGAAGCGGCGGCGGCGGAAGCAATCACCTACCGCACGGCGACTCGGGATGCCGACACGGTCGCGGCCTGCCGCACCAATTTCGGCACTTTCAGCGATCGCGACTCTGCTTTCCTCTATTTCTTCGGTTCCGTCATGCGGCCGCGCGGGGATTCCGCGACCCTCGCGGAAATCCATGCGGCGGGCACCGATGCGGGCAGCGGCAAGCGCCGGAATCCCTACTACTCGGGTTCGGCGAAAGCCACGGACGCGGGCGCCATCAATCGTCTCGTCAAAGCGGGGTTTCTCGCCGTTTCCGATAACGGGAACCGCCTGCACGCCACGGATCGCGCGCGGGCCGACTCGCGTTATCTCGGCACTCGCAAGCCGGTCTAATCTAATCGCAATCGTCGCGCGCGGGCTAACCCCGCGCGCGATTCATTTTCAACCTCTAACCACGGAATCCCGTCATGCGCAACTATCCGCCCGGCCTTACTTGCAACTTCCTCTTTTTTTCCACCGCGCCCGAACATATCGCGGAAACCGATTCCGCGATTCGCGCGATTGCGGCTAACGTCTTCAATATCGAAATCGCGCATTCTTTGCCGGAAATCATCAAAAACACCTATCTCGCGCGTGCCTTTTACGTCCACGCCCCCGATATTCCGCCCTTCACGGACGGTTTTATTCAAGCCAATAATTGCTCGATTCCGGATTATCTGCTCGACATTGCGCATTTGCGCGATATGCCGCGCGGGGAAATCGCTTGCCTCATATTGCAACACGGCGCCGGGGATACACTCTGCGTTTGCCTGCCGCAATTCGTCTAGCGCAATATCGACAATTCCAGCCTCTAATTAAGCCGGGGATACCCCGGCTTAATTAATTCAGCGAATCACCAAAACACCCCCCCACTAACACAATATGTCTGGAAAATTTTATTTGAAAAATCTAAAATAAAGTCTTAAAAAATTTTATTTGAAAAATCTAAAATAGAGTCTGGAAAATTTTATTTGAAAAATCTAAAATAGACTCTGCACTATTTATAGTATCGAAAATTTTATTTGAAAAATCTAAAATAAAGTCTTAAAAAATTTTATTTGAAAAATCTAAAATAGAGTCTTAAAAATTTTAGGAAGAATATGTAAAATGAAGTCTGAAAAATTCTAGATAAAGAATCTAAAATAAAGTCTGCACTATTTATAGTATCGAAAATTTTAGAAAAAATATGTAAAAAGTAGTATAAAAATCTAGAATACTAAAAATCTAGAATACTAAAAATCTAGAATACTAAAAATCTAAAACGTAAAGAACTATAACTTGGTTATAGAAGCGGTATCTTATTGCGCACGCAAGGACAACGTGCTACCTTATCCCGCCTACAAAAGGAGCACAGCAAATGGGAAAAAGGTCAGACTTCGAGCGCCACGAAAGAGATTACTATCCTACTCCGCTCAAGGCGGCTTTACCTCTTTACCGATATGTCAGGGGAATGACCTACTGCGAACCGTGCGCGGGCGGCAACCACCTTGTGAGAGCGTTGAAACCCGTGGCTCGCTGTGTTGCGAAATACGACATCGAACCGCAACATTCCAGTATAGTTCGACTAGACTTTCGTCAGCTTGAAGAAAGACACCTGAACGGTGCAGAACTCATTATCACCAATCCCCCGTGGAAGGAAAATCTTCTCAGGGAAATGATCGAACACTTTACGCTTTTGAGACCGACCTGGCTGCTTTTGTCGTCTGCACTGGTAAATAACGAGCGATTTTGTACGAATTCAATGAAATACATGTCGGATTTCGTTCCGGTTGGACGTATAAGCTGGTTGCAGAACGGAAAATCGGGCTTCGAGGACGCTGCGTGGTACCGCTTTGATCGCGGCTGCACTCACGAGTATTACAAAGGGTGGCCCCGCGTATTTTCTGGACGATGAGCTTATCGTTTACTTGCTCGTGTGCATATGCTATCATATTTTTAACATGAGGTCTGCGGCATGAAAACGAAATATTACGGATTTCTGTGCATATTGCACAGGGAGACACCTAATGCAGTATGCGTGAGCTTCGAACATGACGAACATGGAAAAATGATAGAAGTATGGGTACCGAAATCGGTGTTGCATCCCGATAGTGTCGAAACGCTTGAAAACGGAGTTGAGGACGACGAAATCGAGCTTTACGTGGCAGCGTGGTGGTTGCGGAAAAACTTCTGAACGGGAGAAAACAGATGAACTCGCGATACAAGGGCATGTCGTCATTCGACTTGCAGCGGTACTTGCAGGTCGGCGGATTTTACGGGGGTGCTGTCGATGGCGTCGAGGGTCCGATGACGCAACGCGCGGTACGACAATATGTAGATGTCATGCACGGTATCGACGGCGAATGGAGCGACCACGGGCATATCGTGTTTTCTTATGAAAGACAGAGACTGGCTGTAAATCAGCACTTCTTCGCAAGGAATGGATGGTATCGCGGCAGGATCGACGGCCTTTACGGTCCCGCTACAGAGTATGCCATCGAGCTTTGGCAGAACCATCTGCGGGGCGTGGATGGCGATACGAAAACGGAAGGTCGGTGGCCTCTTTACAGGGACATGATCGCATTTTACGGCAAACCCGGCGAGAATAACGTGACACGAGAGCTTCCGTATCCGATGCGGCTGGCGTGGGACACGAATACAACGGTCAACCGTATTGTTGTCAACAAGCGATGCGCCGACAGCATGATGCAGTGTCTGAAAAAGGTGCTCGACCATTACGGGTACGACGAGGTAAGGCGGCTTCGCCTCGATCTTTTCGGGGGATGCTACAACAACAGGCTGATGCGGGGCGGTACGCGGCTGTCGGTTCATGCGGTGGCTGCGGCCATCGACATCGATCCCGAAATGAATCCTTTGCGAGCGGGTGGCGACAAGGCATGGCTCGCGCGTCCGCAATACGACATGTGGTGGCGCATATGGGAAGAGGAAGGGTGGGTGTCTCTCGGTCGTCGGAGAAACTACGATTACCAACACATTCAGGCTGTGCGCCTGTGATGCTATCTATTGACTAATCAAACTCGGCATGACCTCGCGTATTGCACGAACGCTGCGTGGCGACCGTCTGTTGTGCCGGTCGTTTTGCTTGTCTATAACGGGGTTATAATGGCTGTCCGCAAACTTCGTTTCAGACGCAAGTCCGAAATCGACGATGCTTTCGATCTTCTGGAAACAGATTCCACAAAACTGATGCTTTTGATCGGACGAAAACTTGGTGTGTCTCATGTAAATGACGTGAACATCATGGAGGCTGTATGCCTGCGGTTCGATGCTCGTGTTGAAACGTTGCAGGCGAATTATCCGCACCATCGTTGTTTTCGTGTCTTTCTGTCTTTTACAGAAGTTCTCGACTGGAAGAATTATCCGGCGAGCAGAAAGTCGTTTTGTGCAGCAGTTACCGATACTTCGCTTGCGTACGCTGTCGTAAAAGCATATCTTTCCATATGCAAATCTGCGAAGCGATGGATAACATGACATCCTATGTCAATCAGGCTACTCCCGAGTGGGAAACGGAAACGGCGGTGCGGAATCCGCATCTGCAAGGACAACTTTTCGATGTTTGGCAGTTCATAGTGCAGAATCCGGGCTGTTGCAGGAGCGACGTGACGCGCGGCTGCGGACTGCGCGGAACTTCGGCGACGGCGCGCGTACGCGAACTGATCGACATGGGGTTGGTGCATTCGGACAGTTCGCGATTGAAAAGAGATGCGCGCACAGGCAAGAACGTGCAGACCCTGTGGCCGCTGCGCGATGCGGTTCACCGGAAGCCAAAGGACAGGGTTCTGGTGAAAATCGTATTGCAAGTCGATGAGGAGGGGAATTATCACGCAAGTGCCAAAACGCTTGGCGAGCTTCCGCGCTCCGGGCGGTGTGTCGATATTCTTGTGAAACATGTGATGCTGCTTGCCCCTTATCCGTCAGAATACAAGCATAACTTTTTGGCCTTGAACGAGGGAGAGACGGCAGTAGTTCCTGTTTCGGATACCCTCGCCAACGCAAACTTGATAATGGACAACCGTTGATATACATTGTTCAAGGTTCTACCTTACGGGACTAGACAAGGATGAAATTCGGCATCATCACGAGCAGAAGCAGAAACGGAAGCGTATTCGAGGACAGGGAGTATGTGGATTCGTGTCTTACACGTGCCATCATGGGAATGTGTCCTGATCGCGGAAAGAACGCCGTCATCATTTCCGGCGGCGGTCGGGGGCCGGAGACGTTTGCGATAGATTATGCAAACCGACACGGCATGGACTTCGAAAAGGTAATACCGAAAATCAAGACGCTCGGACACGAAAAGGCGTTCATGGCACGCAACCGCACGATCATCGACTCGTGCGATGTGCTCGTGGTATTCTGGTGCGGCGAGAATCCGTATATTGTCGTGGCACTCAACGATGCTGCATTTTCGAGGAAAACGACAATCGTCTTTCCGATACAATAACGCTGTTATAGCGGGTGATTCATGACAGAAAAAAAGTGGGCTCACAGAGACGTACAGGCCCCGCGTCTGAGAATTCTTCTCGATCCTGTTTACGTGCAGATTGCCAACCTTGGTTCCTCCTCCACATACAACAAGTATGTTTCGCTTGTTCGTGAACTGGTGAAACGCGGGCACTTCGTCTACTGGATGCTGCCTGATGTCGAATATCAGGCGAATCCGATAGAGGAACACCCCAACGTGGGGATCATCAGGACCGGGTACATTCAGGATCAGTTCATTGTGGATGGTCTGGTTACGGACAATTTTTTCAATCTGTTCAACCGGATTGCAGGCAAGTACCATATCGACGTGATATGCACCGCGCGCACCGGCGCGGCAAGCATGATACGGCGTATACTCGAAAGTCCGCGATTTCACGATAACGGCAGCTATTATACGGACAAGCATTATGGCTTGCCGATGATTGTGATCGAGGAATATCCGCAAACGCGGTTTCGTTCGTTTGTCGGTCAGGCTTACTGGCTGGCACAGTGTCAGGGCTATCTGGCTGCGGATGCGACAGTCTTCATTTCGGATCACAACCGCTCGGAAGTCGTGCAGGGCATGACGCCGATCTACCGACCGAAAGTGATTCAGGACTGGCTGGATACCTGTCTTGTCATTCCTTCGGGGATAGAAACAGAAGAACTCGACAGGCTTTATCAGCGCGACAGGTACAAGAGCGAGAGCGGGTTCAGGGTGATAAGCATCGGGCGCATCATCAATGTGTCCTATACAAAGTTTCTCGAATGGTCGCGGCTGCTTTATGCTTCCGGCATGGATGCCAAGCTCATCGTTTCGCTTTCTGGCAGGCTTGGCGGCCCAATGAAGAAACGGCTTGCAAAGGATGGTATTACTTTTGGACCGGACAAGCCGTATTACGAACTTGTTGAAAACAATCCGCGTGTGTCCTTCCTCAAACTGCTAAGGACTATGCACGCCGGTATTGTTCCGATGTCGCATCTCGATTGTCCGGTAGGGGTAAGCGAAGCACTCTACATGGGCGTGCCTCTTGTCATGCCGGAAGCCGACTACCAGCAGACGTTTTTCCCGGATTATCCGTTTGTAGTCAAACCTTCGGATCGTGACGCCCTCATAGGCCATCTTCGCTTCATCAAGGAAAATCCCGATGAAGCGCGCGACATGATCGAACCGTGGCGGCAGCATCTCAAGCGAACTTTCGATGCGCCGACAAACATTTCCGTACTTGTCGATGCACTTGAAAGGATCGCAAGAGCACCGCTGCCGAAGTTCAAGACATCGGGAGCCATACTCGGTTTCCTTGAGGAATTGAAAGGCGAACGATACACTTTTGCCGATGTCGTGGCATATCTGCGCAAGTGTGGCTTCCTTGGAGTGTCCATAGGCAATCTTGACATTCGCGCGACATGGACATACGGACGCGGCGCGATACATCATGCCATGCGGTATTGCGGATATGTCGATCTTTGCGATGGACCGGATGAGGTATTCGTACGCAAGGATGTCTTTGAAAGAGACTACGCAAACACGAGAGCAGCCAAATGAAAAAGCTCACTACTCGACCCGCTGGCAAACCTGACAAGGAAAACTTGAAGCAAAGCAAGCTTCAAGTGTTCGACATCCCTCTCGAACTTCTCGTAATGGACGAGCTTAATCCTAACGAGATGAAAGAGGACAAGTTCGACATTCTTGTTCAGGAGATACAGGAAAGCGGCTTCGACGAACCGATCATCGTCATTCCGCATCCCAGAGACGAGGGAAAATATCTGATTGCCAGCGGCCACCATCGGGTAAAGGCTGCGCGCGTAGCTGGCATGGCTGACGTACCCGCAGTCATCAAGGAAAGCTGGGACGAGGACAAGCAAAAGATCGCGCTGGTCAAGCGGAATATCGTCCACGGCCAGATGAATACCCAGAAATTTACCAAGCTATATACAGAGTTGGCAAGAAAGTACGACCCGAAACTGTTGCAGACCATGCTTGGTTTCACCGAGAAAAAGGAATTCGAGGCAGTTTACGAAGGTATCGAAAAATCCCTGACTCCCAAACAGAAAGCGGTTCTTGCAAAAGCAAAGGAAAAGATCAAATCCGTAGACGATCTGAGCTCGATCCTGCACAAGATTTTCAAGGAACAAGGCAGCGAAGCCGAAACCGGGTACCTTGTTTTCAGTTTCGGCGGAAAAAATCACCACTATGTTCAGATCGACGACGCAACAGACAGTCTGTTAACAGCGTTGCGTGATCGTCTGGATTCTACCGGACAGTCCATGCAGTCATTCATGCAGAAGATCATAGCAGACGCTGCAAGGGAAATCGGTGCGGGAGTAAAGCTCAAGGCTGTAAACAAGAAGGTCGTTCGCAAAAGGCCAGCGGGTAAATGAGCAACAGACCGAACACCCGCCGCCGACGCATAATTCCCAAGCCTGTCGGGGCAAACAAGACCGAAGGGCGTGTTCTTACGGCCTACGAGAGGCAAACCATTGTTGCTACCAACTTCATCATGAATCACAGCCAGTATCCGACCATCATCGCAATGATGCGTCTTGGGACAAGCAATTCCGACATTGCCGATTTTTTCATAGAGCGCGGCGAGTTTCAGATAAACCGCAAGACTGCCATCGCGTATCTTTCGATGTTCCGTCGTGCGCACCCGGAACTTTGCAAGCTTATGGACCCTAACCAGTCCGACGGTATCGTGGCATACGATCATCTTTTCGACGGAAATGCTGCCATACTGACATCCGAAACCGAACTCGCCAAGCTGATTGCGCTGCAAAAGGTCAGAATTTCGATTGATTTTGCCAGCGAACGCAACATCGGCAAACTGTTCAACACTACGCACAAGGAAGTACAGGTACTTGGCGAACTTATAGAAAAGTACGCGCGTCTGCGCATGGGCAAGACGCTCAACACCGCTGCCGGTGTCGGTGCGGTTCCCGACCATGAAATAAGAGACGGTGTGCAGAACATTCAGCATGACGAGGAAAAGCGTGCGGCACTGACAAACGCAATATTTCAGTTGATGCAATCGCAGGAGCCATGACATGCCTGCCAGAAAAACGCTCCCGCCGTCTTTAGAAGCGTTTCGGCAGGTAGAAATAAACGAAGCTATAACCCGGTTACAGCAGGAACTGGATCAATTGAACGACCCGTCGATTACCGATCAGCTTCGACGTGCAATCGAGCAGGTCAGAAAGGATGGCGATTTCGAAAGGTTGATCGAGCTTACGAAATATCGCCGTACACCTGTCCCTCTGGACGAGTTTCTTTATGGCTCGATGTATCTCGGGCTTCGACCTTCGGAACTTTTTCCGGGGGTAACGGAAGCGTTGCACGAACTTGACAACGGAAATTACGTAGAGGCTGTGATCAAGGGCGGTATCGGTTCAGGCAAATCGACTATCGCCAATCTTGGGATACTGAGACAGCTTTATCTGATTTCGTGTTTGAGGCACCCGCAGGCCACATTTGGCGTGCAGAGGAATTCGTCCATTGTTTTTACAATACAGTCGGTTCGGCTCAGCACGGCAAAGAAAGCCGTTTTTCAGGAAATGGGGGCCTATATCTCCAATTCGCCGTACTTCACAAAGGTGTATCCTTATGACAAGCGCATAACTTCCGAAATGGTGTTTCGGGAGCAGCGCGTTACCGTCATGCCAGTGTCTTCATCGGACACGGGTGCAATCTCGCTGAACGTGATCGGCGGCTTGCTCGACGAAATGAACTTCATGCAAAAAGTTGCCAAGTCGAAGAACGAACACGCAGACACATCGGGCGAATACGATCAGGCAAAAAACCTTTACCTGAATCTTTCAAAACGTCGTCGTTCCCGTTTCATGTCGCGCGGAAAACTTCCCGGTATCCTTTTTCTGGTGTCGTCTTCACGATACCCTGACGACTTCACGGAAATCAAAGCGGCAGAAGCAGCGTCTCAGGGCGGACCCGATCCGCAGATTTACGTGTTTTCCAAGTCTCTATGGGAATCGAGAGGCAGAGACAAGTACAGCCCCAAGAGCTTTCGCGTTCTTGTCGGTAACGAACGGCACAAGTCTCGTATACTGAACGAAAACGAGACTGCGCCGCCGGATATGGAAGTCATAGAGGTGCCGGAAGATTTCCGTTCGGAATTCATCAAGGATGTTGACGGCTCGATCAGAGACCTTGCTGGTCGAACCACGCTGGCTACCAGACCGTTTTTGCGGAATCGGGAAGCGATCTACAACTGCATGTCACTTGCGGAGCAGTACGGATACAGGCTTCTTCACAACATCGAAGAAGTCGATCTTCACGTCACGAAACCAAGTGTTATCGAAGCCAATCTTCGTACCGATGTAAAACAGATGCGAGTAGCGCATGTTGACCTTGCCGTAAGCAGGGACGCGGCTGGTCTTGCCATAGGGCATGTCGCGGGTACCAAGACCTGCACCAGGACAAATTTCGAAACCGGCCAGACAGTAACAGAAGTGCTCCCCGTCATTGCCTTCGACGTTGTTCTAAGAATTGTTCCTCCGCCCAACGGCGAAATAGATTTTTCCATGATCCGTCAGATCATATACGATTTGAAGGAAAAATACGGACTTCCTATCAAGATCGTCACTACCGACGGTTTCAACTCCGTAGATTTCAGACAGATTCTCGCAAAAAAGGGGTACGCAACCGACTATCTTTCGGTTGACAGAAATCCGCAACCCTATGTTGCCTTTCGTGATGCAATAAACGATGGTCGTATATTCATGCCTCGCCATAATTATCTGATGAAGGAACTGGTAGAGCTTGAGTATGTTCGCGCCGGAAGCAAGGAAAAAATTGATCATCGCCCTAATGGAGGAAGCAAGGATATTGCCGATGCGGTATGCGGTGTTGCCTCATACCTTATGACAAGACGCGCAGCTTGGACTCAGCAACCGATTTTCGTTGGACAAGGTGGCTACATGCTGCACGGGCGTCGTACCTTGCACGAAAACATCGAGTTGATGGAGCTCAAGAAACAGGAAGGCAAGGAAAGCATACATCGGCGAACGCTACGAAAAAAAATTGTTCGAAGATCTGCAAGTAGGCATAAATCTGCTTGATTTTATCAGATTTTTGCGCTACCGTTCGAACATATCGGAGCACACATCCAATGTCAGATAATATAACACTTGAAAAGCTTCTCGCTAATGTTTTTCAGGCAGGTTGCACGGAACTTGTTCTAAGAGTGGCACGGTATGATCTTTCCAATGGCATGTCATCTATTCGTCCTGTCAGCTTTCAGGCAATCGTTCGTTACCTCGATGCGACACGGCCTTGGGCAGTAAAGGTAGACGACAACTGCTTCGATGCACTCTTGAACGTATTGGCTATGGCTATCGAACAGCAAGGGAGCCGCGTAGATGACAGACAACCAGAGCACAAGACCAAGACCAACGACAGTGCCGGACCACTACGACAAGCCGCTATCAGAAGAATCGTCAGGTTTCCGAATTTTGCTCGAAAAAAAACTGGAAACCCTGCAAGAACAACTGGAAAACGAGAAAAACCCGATTAAGCGCATGAAAATCGGGCGGTACTGCAATCGCGTAGAATATTGCTTGTCTTGGCAGGGCGCCGACCCCCGAATTCTCAGTAAAGACAAGTTGCGCGAAGTTTGCAATCAGCCATTGCACGAAGATGCTCTTGTAGACAAGTACAGGGCTCGTGTAAAAAATCCGGCAACCGCAATTCGTGCATATTGCATAGACTGCCAAGGCGGTTCCGTTGCCGGAGTCAAGGAATGTGCAATGCTTACCTGTCCTCTATGGAACTTCCGCATGGGTACCGATCCGCTTCGAGGCCATGAGCCACCTCCTCCATTGCCCGTTTCGGAACCTTCCGATGCAGTCGAAAACGACGATTTCGATTCAGACCTTTTCGCGGACGACGAGGATGAAGACAACGAAGATGCAGAGGACTGAATGGCAATCAGGAAACGCGAATTACCCGCAAATTCACCGATGATGGAAAACGAAACCGCGCCCAAAAAGTTTCCGACCATCGAAGCAAAGCCGAAAAAGCCTGTCGAAAATACAGGATTTTTCAAGAACATGGACTCTCTTGATGGGGCTACTGCCCGTGGCTTCGGTAATCTTGCTGCGGCATGTGGCGATCTGCCGGACCTTATTCCGTTGTCAATCGCTGATCGTTTCAAGTTGCTGAGAACCCCGTTCGACAAGTCAACACCTACAGAGCAGCGTTATCGCAACAGAGTTCGTAACAGGCACACTGCAATAACCGCCATGTGCATAGTGTGTACGGGTTCTCGAAAACTTGTAACCGAATGCGCAGACGTTACGTGCCCGCTGTGGGCTTTCAGATTCGGGAGGAATCCTTACAGGAGTCGCAAATGAAATTGCGCAAGCGGCTGACACCGGAAGAACAAATGGACGCCCTTTACGGCGATTGTTGGCGCAGAGCAATGCGGCATAGGTTCATATGTGCTATAACACGTTATTGCCATAGCGTTTCGGCTCTTGATCTTTTGAACATGGTCGCGGAAGCAAAAAGCGGCAACAGCTTTCAGACAATGAGACTCGACCACAAGTTGTTTCTGTATTTCTTGTGCAGCATCATGTGGCGTGGTTGCGGAGTATCTCCGCTTTCCGACCCGGATTACAACGGACTTGTGCGGCATCTTTACTCACGCAAAATGCTGGAACAAATCGAGGCGCTGAATAGCGGGTTGCCGCTCATCTACCGACAGATATTTCTGTGGGACATGCCGGAACTTGCGCGCAGTTTCAGAAAAAAAGGTTCGATGGAACTTCTATCAGAGCCGAGAAAACAGATAAAACCGACAAGAGCATTGAAGCGTTTGCCGCAGCACCGCAAATGAGGCGTTGAAGTCGCCTTGCCAAAGAGCTATAGTCATGCCGTAACCCCCAGACGGTGCGGCTTTCATGGCAAAAACGAATATTGGCAGCAATCGGGCATCCGCCAACCCCGGTTCGTTGTATCCGTATGGCACATCCTTGCGCAAGTCGTTGGGCAGGGAAATACCGATTGGAAAGCGGCAGGAGTTCGTAACCGGTCACTTGCAACCTCTTCTTGAAGCAAGAACGATCCAGAAGGGACTTTTCGGATTCAACGACCTTTCGACTTTCGAAAGCGATGGAACCGTGATCTTCGACATCACCTCGTCGAATGACGAGCAACTGCCTATTGTAAACCCTATATTTCCGTTCAAGCAGCTTTCGCAGCTTTATCTGGCCAGCACAACCTTGCGGGAGTGTGTTTCGGCTTACGTCACCAATATCGAGAGCTATGGCATCAAGATCGAGTATATCGGACCCGAAGGCAGACGCGACAGCCGCCCCTCCCGTCGAGAGTACGAGAGACTGGAAGCGTTTCTTGAAACACTTGTAATCAACGGAGAGACGCTTCAACAAGCGAGGATGCGTTCCCGTATCGACAAGGAAGTAATAGGTTCTCGTGCTTTCGAGGTAATTCAGGACGCGCTTGGTCGCGTAGTAAACATAGCGCGCATTCCGACAAACACGCTCCTGTTGACCAGACTCGAAAAGGAACCTGTCGAAGTACCCGTATACAATAACCGGCTCGGAACCTTTGTGCAGCAGAAACGTCGTTTTCGCCGCTTTGTTCAACGCGACGTTTTCGGTCGCATGATATACTACAAGGAGTGGGGCGATCCAAGAAAGATCGACCCCGCAACAGGAAAGGTGGACAATTCGCTGTCCATTGAAGAAGAAGCCACCTCCATATGGTATGACTCGTATTATACGCCCGGTTCCCCGTATGGCACTCCGCAATGGTCTGGCTGTATTCCGGCATTGCTCGGAAGCCGCGAAGCCGAAATGGTCAACTTGTCCTTCTTCCGCGACAATGCCATTCCGGCGCTTGCGGTTCTCGTGTCCGGCGGTGCGCTTACCGAAGAAAGCTATTCGAAGATTGTAAATTACTTCAACGCAGTTCGCGGGCAAGGTTCCATGAACCGGATCGTTGTTCTTGAAGCGACTACCGAGGCATCCGAAATGGCTTCCATAGACGGCTCTGCCCCCGCACCCAAGGTTGACATCAAGCCCATGCTTTCCGACAGGCAGCATGAGGGTCTGTTTTCGAAGTACATCAAGGATGCGTCCGAAAAGATCAGACAGTCTTTCCGCCTGCCTCCGATCTACATCGGATCAGCCGAAGAATACAACCGCGCATCTGCCTTTGCGTCCATGCAGACAGCAGAGCAGCAGGTTTTTGTCCCGGAGCGCCGGATGTGGGATTCCTTCATGGAAAACGTGGTGTTGCGCGATTGGGATTTGCAGTACTGGTCTGTGCGATCCTCGCAGCCTTCCTACAACGATCCACAAGAGATTTCGCAACTTCTCGGGGTTCTTGGTGCGCAGGGCGCACTTACTCCGAACGTCTGCATCGAACTGGCAAACAGATACCTGAATCTGTCTGTCGAATCCATAACCGAGGAATGGGGCGACATGCCTTGGAATGCAACACTTGTCAACCTCAACCGTGGCGCACGAGTAAAGGGATTCGAGTATATCGTGAACGGGTTTTCGGAAGGCGTTGCCGGTGCTTCACCGCCCGATGCCCAAAACGAGATTGCCAACTCGGTTCATCTGATGCTGGACGAGCTTCTCGAAAACGTAAAACGCGCATCTGCCTCGCAATAACGCGGTTACAGAGAGGTATTCAGATGTTTGACACGAGAAAACTGCTAAGAAAATGGGAAACCGATAACGGCAACGTTGCCGTAAGGATAGACTACAAGATACACAAGATCGACAACGAGCAGCATCTGGTAACGGGTGTTGTCTACAGTCCCTTTGTTCTTGACAGTCATGGTCACTACATGACCGCAGACGAAATCGAAAAGACAGCCCACGCCTTTCTCGAAAGGGGCTTGCAGAAACAAGTTGACATCATGCATGACAACAAACCGATTTCTGCGGTTGTCGTCGAAAGCTACATCCAGCGCGAAGATACGGAGTTTGCGCAGGCGGGCTCATGGATCGCTACCACGAAAATAAACGACCCGGTAGTGTGGGAAAGGATCAAGCGCGGAGAATTGAACGGCTACAGCATGGAAGTACGCGCCTTCACTATCGAGCATGAAGCCGAAATCGAATTCATGGCGTGGTCCATAGGAGAGACCATGCCGCATTCCGAGGATGGACACACACATCTTTATCTGGTACAGATGGACAGTGCAGGGAACGTAGCCCGAGGATTTACCGGACAGGGCGGAACCGAAGGCCATACTCATAGCATAAGCGATTTGTCCGTGACGGATGCTACCAATAACCACACCCACCGAATAGTCTTGTGAGGGGAGCATGAAACCTGTCAAAAAAACGTATCGACGCAAGGTCACGGCCCTTGTCGATGCGACACCCTCGTTTGTTTCGGTTGTAAACAGAGGTGCAACAGGTTCGCCCTTCGTCGTTGTCAAGCAAGAGGACATCCAGATGAATATCAAGCGCCGGAACACGGCCCCCGAAAAGCAGGCTGCACAGAAATCCAACAAGGCAGTCAACACTTCCCAGAAACGCAAATACGTCGAGGAAGTTGCCAACAAGCGGGAAACCATGATTACAAAGTTCGTCTTCGAAAAGGAGCATTTCGCTTCTGTCGAGGACGTAAGGAATTTCATGGAAAACTCGGATTTTGAAGGCGAAATGGAATTCGTTGACGGCGATACTGTAATCACTGTCCTCAACAAGGATGCAGAGGGTGTCGAATTTGTCAGAAAAGATGAAATCGACACCGGAGAGGATGGGGTCATCGCCGAAGTCGGTGCCTATTTCGTCAAGGCTGCAAATTCCGAGGACGGTTCGGAGAACGATTCCGAAGACGCTTCGGAAAATCACGTCGCAGAAGAAGCAAACGACAAGGAAGAAACCGAGGTCAGCGCCAAGGAGAATGCAATTTCCGTGTCCAAACAAAGCGATTCCATTGCTGCCGAAATGCCTGTGGCGCTTTCCAAGAGGGCAGTGTTTCTCGAAAATCTGCGAAAGTCGAACACGCCTGCCATTCGCAAGTTCGACCACTATGAAATATGGATCGAGCAAAACGATACCTCGTTCGCCAAACTTCTAAAGGCCGGAATGAAAGGCGGGGCGGTGCCGGGGTTCGAGGAAGTGATGTGGACGTTTACTCAGGCAGTCCGCAAATCTCTCAATGCAGGCGGCGACGATCTTGAATCGCAGCTTCGCAAGGATGCGGAATCTGTCGTTTCCCTCGTCCTTGCACAGAATGCTCTTTTTGAGTCCTTTGTTGAATCGGAACCCGAAGAAGTCATGAAACATACGACGCCGGAAACCTTCGAATCGTTGCAGAAATGGGCAACCGGCTTCGGCATGGCGCTCATCGAAGACGGTTTTGTTGCAGAAAAGTCCGCCGAACGGACCATGCCCGATACCGCCAATAACCGGGTTATTGCGCAGCCTGACATCGAGGAAGTTGTAAGGAAGTACATCACGCCTGTCGCAGATTCCGTCGAACAGCTTGCAAAAGTGGTTGACAGGATTGCTGCTCGCAGGCAAATATCGAAGTCGGTTCCTACCTCTGACTTGTCGAAGGACGAGGACGCAACGTCTTTCAACGACAGGAAGGATAATATATCCAAAAAGGTGGCTGACGAGTTCGGCTCCGTTATCTTCGGGCGCTAAAGCCTTTGAGATTCCAGAAAAGGAAACCACAAATGAACACAAAACAACTGCTACAGAAGGCCGACATTGCTCTGGCCGATCTGTTCAACGGCGGGTACATGCAGCCCGAACAATCGAACACGTTCCTCCGAATCATGATGGAGGACGCACCCATGCTATCCGAAGTGCGCATGGTTCGCATGAACCGTCCGCAAATGGTAATCAACAAGCTTAATCTTGCCGAGCGCGCCCTTCGCGTGGCCAATCAGGGCGCAATCAGTTCGCCGAACAGCGGCGACTTCGGCGAGCGGGCCTTGCCGCGTATCGACCGTACCAAGGTCACTACCAGCAAGATCGATCTTAATACCTTCGAGGCGATTGCCGAGGTAAATATTCCCTACGAGGTTCTGGAAGACAACATCGAAGGCGGTCAGATCGACAATACCCGTTTCGAGGAAACGGTTTTGTCTCGTCTTGCAGAGCGTATCAGAATCGATATTGAAGACCTCGTTATCAACGGCGACACGACTTCGGCAGACCCGTTCCTGTCAATTCGTGACGGTATCCTTCGTCAGGCATCTTCGAACGTGGTGAACAATGCAGGCGGCCCGTTCGATGCGGTTTTGATGAAAACCGTTCTCGATTCTGTGCCTGTGCAGTTCAAGCGACTGATGCCGCGTTTCCGCATGTATGCCTCGCATTCGCGGGTGCTTGACTACATGTTGCAGATTGCGATGCGGCAAACGGCGCTTGGCGATACGGTTCTTGTCGGTGGCGGTCAGGGCGGTGGCACTGGTCGCGGCATGGGTCCGTTCTCGCCCTTCGGCGTTCCTATGGTCGGCGTTCCGAACATGCCGAACGACAAGGCAATTCTCATTGATCCGCAAAACATCATCATGGGTATGCAGCGGCAGATGCGGATCGAGTACGACAAGGATACCCGCGAACGTGTCCTGATCATCGTCGTTACGATGCGTTTCGATGTCAAGCTCGAACAGGAAGATCAGGTGGTTCGTGTGGACAACCTCGGCCTCTACGTTCCGACCTGATAACACCGTATAACAAGCAGGGGCGCGTTGTCGCCCCTGCATTTACAGTTATCCTTTTCGACCACTTCAAACCTAACCATCACACATTGCGGAGATTGTACCGATGTCTAAAGGCGCAACCATCACTCTTGTTCGCGGACGTAACTATTCCGTCGTCCATCCGATGGACAGGAGAAAGGGTTCCTACACTTTCGAGCGCGGCAAGCCGCGTTTTGTTGACGACGAAAACATCATTCGTCTCTGCGAGGAACTTCATGAGATTGTAACGGATTCGGACGACGAGGAAGTGGAAAAGCCCATCTTTATGGTAGAGCGCGGCGTTGCAATGCAGACTACATCCGATTCTTCCGAGAGAAAAAGAATACCCGCTGGCGAGTCTCGCGGTCGTAGAACCATCCGAAAAATCTAGAAGTCAGTCATGGCCAAGCGTTTCTGCACTGTCGATGACGTGAAAACCTATGCCAATGTTGCAATGCAATATGCTGGTTCCGATCAGGAAATCATCAGGTTCATCGAGCAGGTTACGGCCAAGATAGTTTCATTTACCCGCAGGAATTGGCTCTACGGAAAATATGTGGATTTCGTTGATATTTCCAATATAAACTGGCAAATTCAACCAGAGCGGCGCCTGCAAAAGATATTTACAAGGGAACGCCCGCTGCGTTCGACACCAAGACCCGTCATTACCTACGAGCCTTTGTCTGCCATACATTCGAATCTGGTTTTCGAACCATCCGATTTCGCGGTCGATGAGCACAGCCACTCTATAACCTTGTTATTGCATAACGCTCCGCAAATGCCGCGTGCACTGAAAATAGAATATTACGCAGGGTTTGAAACCGACCCTAACGATCCAGACCTTTTTTTAGCCAGTCAGGATATACGCGAAGCCTGCGCAATGCAGGCGGCTTTCATGTTCTCGCGCGCCAAAAACGAAACCATCGGTTTTTCTCGCCATCAGGACAAGTCAGGCGGAAAGACGTTCGATATACTAGGATCGGGGTTTATCCGTGAAGTTCACGGCCTGATTTCTCCTCATGTGCGTTCGTTGACGGGGTTCTGATGGCTTCGCGCCGCGCCAGACTTCTTGACGTTGACCTGGGGCGCGAGGCGTCAGGTCTGATGTCTGCCCTTTCGAGGTCTCCTGTTACTCGCAAGTTGCAGACTGTAATTGCGCGACAGATGCGAGAAGCGTTGAGAAATGCGCTAAATGAAGCGATGGACAACGCATATCAGGACGGCTCCTTTCCAAAAAGGACTGGAAGGGGGTATGCAATGGTAAGGAAAAGGGCGCAAGCGTTCGGCACCGGAATTCGCTATCTCAGGGGTCATATAACGGCTCCTTTGTATCTCATAGCTCAAGATCGCGGTTCAACCATAACCCCCGTAAATTCGAAATACCTTACCGTACCTGTGTTCGATGGTTTGCGGGCAGACGGCACACCAAAACTTCCTAGTGCGCGCAGTTGGAAGATGCTCGGCAGCTTCGTATACAAATCCAAAAGAACCGGGCAGTTGTATATCGCAAGAAAAACCGCTTCCGGCAAGGTTTCCGTACTATATCTGCTGCTTGATCAGGTGCAGCTTCGCAAGCACAAGGGGTGGGCGCAGAACGCATGGAACAACCAGTTACCCTCGCTTGCAACTGAATGGGGGAATATCGTCATAAGCAATCTTGGCGTTTCGCTTGTGAATGATGCCTATGTTAAAGGCGGAGGTTCTTTCACATGACCACCACAATTACAACATCAGTACGCGGTCGAACTTTAAGACAACAGATAATCGACGGGTTGAAATCAACTCTGGAAAACATGACAGACGGAAACCCTCCGGTTCCGGTGTGGCAAAAAGTCTATGTCGGAGATATTGAAGACCTCGATAACAGAGGTGCACCTTTTGCTTCACTGGACGAGGGTACGGAAAACAACATAGAAATGTACGGCGGTTGCACAATAAAGGAGCTACCTGTATTTGTTCATTTTCGCTTTAACGCTCCCAAGGGGGTTGATGAACTGGATGTATTCAAGTATTATCTGGGCTTGATACAGTTTGCCTTTCTATCGTTACATGAAAACCACGATCAGTACCCTCATCTGCGCGACATAAGAGAAGACAGCAACGCCCATCGCATCCTGAACACGAAGGATGCCTACCCCGGTGGCACAGTTGTCTTTGTAGTTGAATACGAACACGCCAGACACGATCCTTACAGACGTGCAGGCGATCCCGGCTGACCCATTGAAAGGAATCGACCATGAGCAACGGACCTCGTGTTTTTATCGAACGTACAGCGGTACTGGTCAAACCCGAAGCTGTTCGCGGTGTCGATTCGGCACCCGATCCGCTTGTTGATGCATTTCTCTGCGGCAACGTCGAAATCGGCCTTGAACCACAGCTTCTTGAGCGCGACATCTACCGGCCTTCGTTTTCGGCGACTCCGGCTGTGGTTGGTCGCAAAGTAATGAAGGTTTCCTTTACGCATGAAATCAAGGGCAGCGGCAATTCTGCAACTCGCCCCAAGTTGGGCACCCTGCTCAACGGCTGCATGATGCGCGAAACGCTTGTCACGGCTGGTCCTGCCAACCAGATCGAAAACCCGATCATCGCAGGGACGATCAATGGCCCGAGTGTTACGTTCGGAAAGACTGCTGCACCTACGCAACGCTTCGGTTCCTACCTCCTCAGAGTTGTTACTGGCGGTGTTTCCGGAACGGCTCAGGTCCAGGTTTTCCGCTGGAATCAGGCAGACACCGATAACACCGTCCTGATGAATACAAGGCACGAAGCGGTTACAAACTACTACGCGCAGACTACACTGACGCTGAACATGTCCAACGAAACTTCGCTCACCTTTACCGTAGGCGGCACCGTCACCGAGGGCGATACGCTTTACGCAGTAGTTGGAGGTAATGTGTTCCGCCTTCGTGTGACAGCGGCGATGGCAGGCGATCCCAACCCGGATCAGGCCGTTGCAACGGCTCTTGCCGCGTTGATCAACCCGCATCCCTTGTTGGTTGCATCAGCTTCGAGCAACGTCGTGACTGTGACGTTTGCCAGCAATGCGGCACCTGTTACCGTCACCTCGGGCACTACACAGATTCCTCTCGGAGATTCCGGCGCGCAGTTGACAATGACGTGGACCGGAAGCCTCGTAAAGGGTCAGATGTGGATTGTCCAGCTTTACGAAACCGGGTACATGTATCGCCCGACCTCGGACAGCGAAGAAACGCCGACGATGACAATTCATGTCTATATCGACGGGCAAATGTATCGCTGCACTGCGGCTCTCGGCACCGTTACCTTCAACGGAACCGCAGGAGAATACGGTTCTGCGCAATTCGAGTTTACCGGAAACTATAACCCGCCTGAGCAACAGCCGCTTCCTCCGAACTTGCGGTACGAACTGTCGCGTCCGCCAAAAGTGGAATTGGCGCAAATGTCGATTCGTGGAGATTCGGATTTCTGTGCCGAAAGCTTTACGATCACATATGCGAACGAAATCAACGAACGCTTGTGCATGAATGCCGCAGACGGGTACTCCGGCTCTCAGGTTTCCGGTCGCTCGCCCACTGCAACCGTCAACCCCGAAGGTACGCTTGAAGTATACACCAACATGTGGGGCGACTTTTCAAGCGGCGAAGAAGTACCGCTTCATCTTCGTGTTGGAACGCAGCTTAACAACATGGTCAGGTTCTACATGGACAACACTACCTATACCGGCATTTCCCTATCCGACAGAAACCGTTCGCAGGTTATGGAACCAACTTTTCGGTTGAACGCCGTATCGCCTTTTGGCGACGACGAATTGAGAATCGCCTTCCCGATCACCTGATACCGGTTTTCGGAGATGTAGTACAACGATGGAACGAGGCGGCGCACAGAATTGCGCCGCCTTTCTCTTATAACCGGGTTACAAGCGATGAAAATACCCGTCTATCTTGTCAGGCAAAGAACTGGACAATACAGGGAAGATGGGGTAGAGTATGTCGTCGTAGTTGATGTGAAGCTCACTCGTCTGGCAGCCGAAACAATCGCGGCTCGCTATGAAGGAGCAGAGGTCATAAAGCTACAAGCCGACAAGGAAACGCCATAGCAGCATCGGGAAAGGAAGCACTTATGGCAGTTCGCGGACTTTCGATGGCCGAGCGCCATCGTTACATTCTCAAGGATGACCCTGCACATCCTGACAATATTTCAGCAGAGGTCGAAAAACGTCTTGCCGCTATTGGTGGCAATAAAATCGGCGAACAGGAGCGCATGGCTGTAGAAATCGCCGTTCGCAACGAAGCAGGTGAACCCACTGTCTTTATTCTCGGAAACCTTGCCCACAGCGACAAGATTTTCCTTTCGGACCTTCTCGGCAATATCGAGCAGACCAGAGAAGGCAACATGCGAATGAAAAACCAGAACACATTGCGCATGTACGAGTGTGTGAAACGCGCCCTACTCGGATGGGAAAACTATCTCGACGAAAACGGCAACCAAATTCCGTTTGAAATTGTTCCCGGCGTTTCTGAAACAGGACAGCCACGCAAGGTTGTTTCGGAAAAATCGCTCAACATGCTGCATATCGACGTGGTGCGCGAACTTGCCGGTGAAATCCTGCGTATCAATGGAGTGACCAGCGAACTCGAAAAAAAGTTGGAAGGGCTGTTGCGGCAACCCTCAGACCCGCCTTCTCTGGATGGTCTTGTAAAAGCTGTGACGAGCGGCAGCAAAGAGAACGAGGATGCGGCGTAAGCAGCAGCAAGGGCCGGTACTGGAAACATGCCAACGGAGAGTGGGATGACATATGCCCGCTCTATCCGATCAAGGAAGATGGCGGTTTTTGGTGGAATGAAGTAAGCATCGCCTACAGTGCCTATGACAAGGGTATACTTCCAGAACCCGGAGGTCTAGGTTCGCAACCCTGCCTTTATCCTGCAATAATGGCGATGGTTGGTTTGAAGATCAACGCCGAAAGAGAGTTGCAGGAAAACGAAAAACGAAAAGTCGGGTCACGAATTTCTCCTACCGAAGCCTATGTGGACAATCAGGGCATGATTGATCCAAAGGTTGTAAATCCAGATGCACAGGCTCCGGTACATGTACCCAGAAAACCGACAAGGATACTTGGGAGAGGTTGACTATGGCCGGTAGCACAGGTCGGAACGCGGGTCGGAACGCGGGTCAGGGCTTTAACCAGTTCAGTTCGCTCAATGAACAACTGCAACAGGCAGTTTTCAACTTTGCCTCGCTTGTATCCGGTGCTACGCTTTTTGGGCAGACAGTAAGCGTTTTTCGCGAGTTCGAACGTCAGCTTGTGCTGACAAACTCCGTCGCTGGCGGAACCGCCGAGCAGTTTCGCCAGATGGAACAGGCGGTTCGGCAGTTTGCACTTGCTACTTCTACGTCAGCTACAGAAGCGGCTTCGGCTCTTTATTTTCTGGCATCCGCAGGTTTCAGTGTCGAAGAATCCCTGGCTGCCATGAACGGCGTGCTGCTGCTTTCGCAGTCTACCCTCATGGACGTGGCTTTTACTGCGGATGTCGTTGCTTCCAACATCAGGGCCTTTGGCCTCGAAGCCGCAGATACCACACGCCTCTCAAACGTGTTTGCAGCCGCAATTACCAACTCGCAAGCGACTCTGGACAAGATCGCTTTCTCGATGCGTCAGGTGGCTCCTGCTGCGGCTGCAATGGGCGCAAGTCTTGAAGACGTTACCGCACAGCTTGCCGAGCTTTACAACATAGGTCTGCGAGGCGAGCAGGCCGGTACCCAGCTTCGCAACCTCTATGTTCGTCTTGCCCGCCCGGTTGGTACCGCACGGGACTTGATGCGCCAATTCAACATACAGACTGTCGAGGCAGACGGTTCGCTGCGAAATCTGAGAGACATACTCATAGATTTGGGAAGAGCCGGACTCTCCACGTCCGATCTTTCCGTCATTTTCGGTGTCGAGGGCGTTGCAGGCGGTATTGCCTTGATCGAGGCTGCCATGTCCGGCTCGCTTGATCGCATGAGAGAATCCATTACCGGAACAAACCGGGCGTTCGAACTTTTTGTCAGGCAGTTGAATACGTTCGATGGTGCCATGAATCTGGCACGAAACGCTATCAACGATTTCTTTATCGAAATAGGTCGAGCCGGTGCCGGTGTTATTCAGGAATTTGTCGGATATGTTCGTTATGCTGTTGTTGCATTTAGAGAACTTGATGAAGCAACAAGAGAAAACATCGTGCGGTGGGTCGCCTATGTGGCGATAGCCACGGTTGCCTTCACGATAATCAAGTCCATTGGAGTTTCCATTCTTGGCTTGGTGTCTTTTATTGCAAGGGCTGTTGCGGCGGTCTTTTCTCTGGTTACATCCACAACCGTACTGGTCGGCGCTCTCGGAGCTACAAGAACGGCCATTATGGGTGTCATGAGTCTGAACTTCATCGGATTTATTCAGGCTATCGGTTTCAACATAATGGCGGCATTGCCGCGCCTGCTCTCCTTTGTTTCTGCCCTTGGTACGGCCAAGGCTGCCGCAGTTGCTACAGCAACGGGTTTTGGCGCAATAGGTCTTGCCCTGCTTGGAGTGGGTGGCGTAATTTGGGGTGTTGTCGAACTCACAAGGCGGTGGCGGGAAAACCGCGAAGCTTCCAGAGAGGCGCTGCAAGGCGCCTACGATGATCTTGTCAGGCTTAATAACCTGATGAATCTGGCGGATTCTCGACGGCGCATAGAAACAGCGCAGTTTGATCTGCAAGCCGCATACAACCTCTACGCTGGCAGACCGGGTTCCGGTCTCGATCTTTCGAACGCTACTATCTCTGTCTTGCGTAATTCCATCAGGGAAGAACGGCAAATTCTGATTGACGAGTTGGAAAATCTTCGCGCGGAGCTTTCGACCAATTTCTCTGATTTCAGGATGCCTGTTGCCAATTTCCGAAACGCTATAAGAGAGGTGGAACAAAACCTTCAAGATGTTCGTAACAGCATATTCGGATTGCTGTCGGAGGGGGGAACCTTTACCGAAGAAAGAAGGTCTCAGCTAAATTCTCTAGAGAATCAGGAAAGTCAACTTGTCGAAGAACTCGATAGACTTCGACAAAGTTTTGATCGTCAAAGCGATGCGTTGCGTGATCCTGTATTTGCAGCGGCTGTCGCAGCCCGACAACAGCGTATGGAAGAACTTGAGACTCTTGTACAGCAAGCCGATACCGAGCTTGCCAATGCTCTTAACAATCTGACTCTAGGCTATAACCAGTTTTTCGACGACATCATCACCGAGCGTTCTCCTGAGGCTCGCAGATTCATACGGGAAGATGCGCGCGAATCTGTAATCGCGTATCTTCGGGAAAACCAGAACGCGCTCGTACAAGGCTTGATCGAAGCTTTTGAGAGCGGGGAAACCGGGTTTCTTCAAATAGGCGATGTATTCGAACGGCTGCGGCGTGATCAAACCATTCCTCAGCAGATCAGAGACGGCCTGATCGACCTTACCGCCAATCAAATCAATCAGCTTGCATTGAACTTTTCAGAAGTAAGGGCTGCCGCAAGAGACAGAGCGAGGGAACTCGCCTTGCAGATTGCAAGAGCGCAGGCATCTGCTACAGAAGACCTTGAAACAGAACTTCGCTCTATTCGTCTTTCCGAGAATTCCAGACTTATTTCTATCGTAAGGGACGTGGTGAACGAACAATCCAAGGGCATTCAGGCCGCCTTTGGAGAAATAAACCTGTTCAACAGGCGTCTAGGCATCGACGCTGGTGAAATTGCAAGAGCACTCAATCTGACCCTTGATGCTGCCGGTCTCTCGCTTGGCGAGGCATTGTCGTTTACCGGGTTTGCCGAAGCCATCGAAGAAATGGTCGATGCCGGTGTGAGCTACGAAGACATATTTGCCTTTGCAGAAACAAGACGAAACGAGTACCTGCTACTTGTTAATGCCATTCTTGCAGAAATGCTTCAAGCAGGCGCAATCACTGATAACGTAGCGGATCAGATACGCCAATCGTTGGAAGAATCGTCTCGAAACCTCGTAGATGCAATCAACGCAGGGATAGCCGCACTTGAAGCGCAAACGACGGTTGCAACAGATCGTTTCAACCGTCGCAACAGCGGGGGTAGGGGCAGAGACCCCGCAGAAGAAGCCAAGCGCGCTCGCCGCCAATTCGAGGATGCGCTTAGAGAAATAGAGAGTATACGCAGGCAAGCTCAGCGTGCACAACTTGAATCCGGGGTATTCGATATTCGAACTCGGGTCGATATACTGCTGGAACTGGATGTTGCCGACATTCGCAGTCGTTACGAATATCAGATCATAAGGCTGCAACGCGAACTCGAAGACCTGAACAAACGTTTCGAGGGACAACCCCTCGAATTGAACAGACTTGCGGAAGCATATCGGGAAATAATCAGAGAAGTCGAGGCAGCGCGAGACGCGGAGATTGCCTATACACAGACATTCACCGCAATGGTCGAACGTCGCAATCGCGCTATAGATATGCAGATAGACCAGTTGCGCAACTTGTCCATGACAGTAAATCGCGAGTCGCAGCGTGTGTTCCTAGGCATACAGGCCGGATTGTTGCAGTATCAGCGTGACCTGCTCACTACGGTAGATAACGTTGCGCAGTATAGCGTCACCATACTCGACGGCTTGTCGGATGCCGTTGGACGCTGGATTACAGGTCAAGGCGATTTCCTCGAAATGCTAAGAGAAACTTTCCTTAATGCAACCAGAGAGCTTATAACGAACGCTACAAGACGAATTCTACAAGAGTTTGCAATGTCTTTGTCTAGCATGATGGCATCCGGGACTGCCGCAGGCGTATCGCCTGTAGGTGCCGGTGCCGCACAGGTCGGTGCCGGGATATTCGCAAGAATTTTCGGCAGCATCTTCGGCATTCCCGCAGGCAGCGGCGTAACAGCAGCAGCCGCAGCGCCGCAATACGCCGGGCCGTTCCAAGAACATGTTATAGCGATCAGCGATGCCCTGAACCAGCTTGTTCAAGGAATGTCTCAGGTATTCAATGATTTTCTGCAAAACCTGATTCAGCTATTGAATGATTTTGGAACTCAGTTCGGACAGGTATTGAATCTCGCCATGCAAGGCACACAACCCGCAGGTGCGGGCAGAAGCCTTTTCAGAACTCTGTTTGGTGGTCTGTTCAGAGCTTTTTCGGGGTTCTATGACAATGGCGGCACCATCGGCAGGAACCGGTTCGGAATCGTTGGCGAGCGCGGCCCGGAGATTGTAACCGGACCAGCACAAGTAATCGGACGGTCGGACACTGCCGCAATATTGAAGGAATTGTTAACTTCGAGCAGACAGCCGCAGACCGTCGTTTTCAATGTACAGTCTCCGAATCCAGAAAGTTTTCGGCAAAGCCGCGCACAGATCATGGCGGACCTTAACAGAATGGTTAGATAATGGGAACCTTTCACGATACGCTGTTCATCGACTGTGCGGACTTGGAACCCCGCATACAGCATGTGCGCAGACGTGTTACCAAGGAAGCCGATTCCGGCCATGCAAAGGTATCATTTGTCAGCAAGTACACCTTTCGCAACTACGATTTGTCATTCTCGATAAAGGATGCCGCAGTTCATCGAAATCTGATAAGCTTTTTCGAGTGCCGTATGGGCAGACTGTATTCTTTCAGGTTTCACGACTGGTCCGACTATTCCTCTACGGGAAAGGGAATAGGCACAGACATAACCCCGTTGGATCAGACCATAGGTATCGGAAACGGCGTATCCAACATGTTTCAGGTAACGAAAACCTACGGGACAGGGCCGCAACACTACAAAAGACCGATACAGGCGCTGGTACCTGATACATTTACGGTTGCAGTAGACGGAACTCCGTTGAACAGCGGATACAAGATTACGGACTCTGGAGTGCTGCTTTTCGATTCTCCGCCCGCCAATAACGCGGTTATTACGTGTGGTTTCCTCTTTCATACCGTGACGCGCTTCGGCAGCGATAATTTGTCGCTGGTGCTTCAAAATGGCATGTACATGGTTGCTGGTTCCGTAGAGCTAAAAGAGGTTCTTAGGCCGATGGTTCACGCGGAATCTACCATCTATCGTAGCTTTATGGAGCAGTACGGACCTACGCCTACAGTCTCTCAGTGGCTAACGTTTCTCCAAGAATGGCACATGTATGAGTGGGTAGAACCATGACTTTCATAGCTGCACTCTTTCCTCTCGAACTGTCGGCAAAACCCAAGATAACCATAAGCAGAAAAACATCGGTAATGGTCTCGATAGCAGGCCACGAAGAGCGGCTTTCCAGAATAGCGCACTCCAAGAGAGTGTATGAAATTTCCTACTCCTTGGACAAATTGCATCGTTTCGAATCCGTTACAGCTTTCTTTGAAAACGTGCACGAGAACAATGCGTCTTTCCTGTTCAACGACGTATCGGATTACAAGTCAACCAGGTCAATGCGAAATACCATAAGCGCAAACGATTGTCTGATAGGGCTGGGGAATAATACAACCACGTCGTTTCAGATAGTCAAACCCTACGAGTACGATGGTTTTGTCTACAACAGAAAAATTCGTAGAATTGTTCCCGGTTCGCTTTTGGTGGCGTTAAACAACGTTGTGCAGCTTTCCGGTTATTCCGAATCAGGCGGTGTGATAACCTTTGCCACAGCCCCCGCTTCGGGAGTAGAAATAACTGCGGGTTTTGCTTATCATGTAGAAGTACGATTTGTAACCGATACCCTGACCAGAACCTTACCGATCCCTGAGTTGTTCGAGTTTGGCAATATCAAGCTTGAGGAAATAAAATGAGTCAGGCTGCACGCGATCTTGAAAGGCACATGTCCCTCGGTGCTTCGACAGTATGCTTTTGCTGGAAGATTTCTCTTGCTAACGGAACTGTGCTGGGTTTTACAGATCACGACGAAAATCTTGTATTCGGCGCGGTTACTTATTCACCATCCGACTTGATCGACCCAACGGCATTGAGGTATGAAAACAATCTTGGTGAAGATTTTCAAGACATAGATGGCGTCATAACGGACGACAGGATAACGGAAGACGACATCATCAATGGTTTCTGGAATGGCGCAACAGTTGAAGTCTACCTTGTAAACTGGAAAAACACCAACGAACGAAAGCTCGTAAGGTTTGGCGAGATAGGCAAGGTCACAAGAAAGGTCGGCAAGTTCGTAGCCGAAGTTTCCGGCATGACTTCCATGCTTTCTCAGGAACGTGGAAGATTTTACCAGTCGATGTGTGATGCGCGGCTTGGAGACACTCGTTGCGGTGTCGATCTGAGCCTCCCGGTCTATAACGGATCGGGAGCCATTGTCGAGGTGCTTTCGGATACGGATGTCAGAGTTTCAGGGTTGTTGTCTTTCGATGACAAGTTTTTTTCACGCGGATACGCTACCTTCAATACAGGAATATTGCAAACCAAAAAGGTTCATGTCGCTGTTCATCGGCGTATCGGATCGAATGCGTTTCTGACGTTCAACGAAGCTACCACCAAGGATATGCAGGCGGGTGACGTGTTCAACATAGTAGCCGGATGCAACAAGTCGCTCTCTGCATGTACCAACAAGTTCAACAATGTTACAAACTTTCGAGGTTTTCCGCACATACCAAGTAGCGATAGCGTGTTGAGAGTCGCAATACCGAAGGTCAAGGAGTAAAAATCTAGATGCTCGGCACAATTCCCGATAATGTTGTGTTGGCTGTAGCCGAATCCTGGCTTGGAACGCCCTATGTCGATCAGGCATCCTTGAAAGGTGTCGGATGCGATTGTCTTGGTTTGTTACGCGGCATCTGGCGTGACCTTTACGATTTGGAGGAGCCGCAGGCGGTTCCGCCATACAATCGCTTGTGGGGTGAACGGCGTGGCGACGACTTGCTGTTGAATTCCGTCAGAAAGTACCTTGTCGAGTGCAACCCGATGACGTATCGAACCTCGGGCAGAGTCATAGTGTTCAGGATGTTTCCGAACGCAGATTGTAAACATGTCGGCATAACCGGTTATAACGACATGTTCATACATGCCTACGAAGGTAGGGGAGTAGTGTATCAGGCACTTTCTGCTTTCTGGATCAAGCGAATTGCGGCTGTTGCAGCTTTTCCGGCACAACCAAAGGGGCTGACCTGACATGGCAACGTTACTGTTTGCAGCAGTAGGTGGTTTGGTAGGCAGCAAGATCGGAGGTGCTATTCTTGGAATAAGTGCCGCATCAATCGGCACCTATGCTGGCAAGCTCCTCGGCGGCTATGTCGATAGTTGGTTGTTCGGTCCGAGACCTCAGCCCATATACGGGCCAAGATTGGACAATCTGCTTGTCACAACTTCTACAGAGGGTGTTCCGATACCGCGTGTTTACGGAAGGGTACGCATAGGCGGAAACATCATATGGGCTACGGATTTTCGCGAGGAAATCGTCACACAAAAAGTAGGAGGTCGCAAGGGAGTTCGTAAACAAACACAGACTACTTACAACTACTATGCCAGTTTTGCCATCGGTATATGCGAGGGGCCGGTCGGCGGTCTGGGCAGAATGTGGGTTGACGGCGAACCGGCCAATATCGCCGATTTCAATGCACGTGTATACCTAGGAACGGAAGGCCAGCAGCCGGACACACTCATACAAGGCATAGAAGGGGTAGACAATACACCTGCCTACCGTGGGCTGTGCTATGTGGTGTTCGAAGACTTGCTGCTTACCGACTACGGAAACAGGATTCCGCAGATACAGTTTGAGGTAATGAAACCTGTCGATAACGAATACAGCGCAGAAACAATGATCAGGTCCGTAACACTGATACCTTCTTCCGGCGAGTTCGTTTATGCCACTACGCCGATAACATCTAATGTGCTTCCGCCAAACGATATACAGATCATAACCAACTCGGAAGACACAGCAGAACTTGTAAACTTGACCAGCCACGGTGTTGCACATGTCGAGCAGTCGTTGTCGAATCTCGTAGCGTCGTGCCCGAATGTGGAATCCGTATCCATTGTCGTATCCTGGTTTGGTACCGATCTTAGAGCGGGTGACTGCACAATTCGTCCCGGCGTGGAAACGTTCGGCGTAGCAACCGATCCGTTGTCTTGGTCTGTAAACGGCGTTACGCGCAGTTCTGCTTACTTGGTAAGTCAAGACTCGAATAATCGACCTTATTATGGCGGCACGCCTTCTGATAACTCCATTGTCGAGACTATTGCAGCCATAAAGGCGCGCGGGCTGAAAGTCACCTTTTACCCGTTTATCCTGATGGACGTGCCGCCTGACAATACTCTGCCCGATCCCTACAGCGATAACGCCTCGCAGACGGGACAATCCGTTTTTCCTTGGCGGGGCAGGATTACCTGTTCCCCGGCAAGTGGATATGCGGGAAGCGTAGATAAAACTGCCGCTGCCGCTGCGCAAGTGAACAGTTTTTTTGGAAATGCCTCTATCACAGATTTTTCTGTCTCCGGCACAAACGTGTCGTGGACCGGATCGCCGACAGAGTGGGGTTTTCGCAGGATGATTTTGCACTATGCACACCTCTGTGCAGCAGCGGGAGGTGTGGATGCTTTTTTGATCGGTTCAGAAATGCGCGGGCTTACCACAATCCGCTCTAACGCATCCAACTACCCCGCAGTGCAAAAATTTATAGAACTTGCTGCCGATGTCAGAGCCATTCTTGGGTCCAGCACCAAGATAAGCTATGCTGCGGACTGGTCGGAATACTTCGGCCACCAGCCGCAAGATGGCAGTGGGGATGTGTTCTTCCACCTCGACCCGCTCTGGTCAGACTCGAACATCGACTTTATCGGCATCGACAACTACATGCCGCTCTCCGACTGGCGCGACGGGTTCAATCACCTCGACGCGCAAGAGGGGTGGAAGACAATATACGACATAGATTACCTGAAAAACAACATTGCACGTGGTGAGGGCTATGACTGGTTCTACGCTTCGAATGCCGACCGCGAAGCGCAGATCAGAACGCCAATAACAGATGGTGCGTACAACAAGCCGTGGGTATTTCGTTACAAGGATTTGCGCAACTGGTGGTCGAATCAACACTTCAATCGCCCGAACGGGATAGAAAGCGGTGCACCTACGGCATGGGTGCCGGAGTCGAAACAGTTCTGGTTTACGGAAGCCGGATGCCCCGCCATCGACCGAGGCACGAACCAGCCAAACGTGTTTTTCGATCCGAAGTCCTCGGAAAGTGCGGTTCCCTATTTCTCAAGATCGTGGTTCGATACGATAATTCAAAGACAATACATAAAGGCGCTACATTACTATTGGTCGGACTCCGCCAATAACCCGTTATCGACTGTTACCAACCTTCCGATGCTCGATCTGAACAACACGTCCATATGGACTTGGGATGCTCGGCCTTATCCAGAGTTTCCAGTCGAAAACGACATGTGGAATGACCGTGCAAACTGGGAGTTCGGGCACTGGATTACCGGACGTATAGGATCAGCCGACGTAGCTGGGCTTGTTTACGAATTGTGCAAAGAAGCCGGTGTCGATCCAAACAGGATAGATACCTACAAACTATACGGGCAGGTAGAGGGTTACGTCATAATCACCGCAATGTCTGCGACACAGTGTATAGAGCCTGTTGCAAGATTTTTCCTTTTCGACGGATACGAAAAGGAAGGCATACTGCAATTTTCACACAGGGGTAACGGCTCCGATCACAGAATACCGTTCGAGCATTTTCTCTGGAACGAAGGAGATGAAGAACCATCCGTGTCGGTAGAGAGAATAGCAGACAAGGAATTGCCTGCATATCTGTCATGGTCGGCGCAGAGGTCCGATGGCGGCTACAAGACCATCATGGTTGACAGCTACTATGAGTCTCCGGTTTCTGATTCGAGAAACGCCGAAAACTTCCCGTTTTCGGCATATCCTGCATGTCTTTACAGGCAGGCCCACATCTATCACTACAACACATGGGCTTCCCGCAACATACTTCAAGGATCGCTTCCGCCGTCCTATGGCGTTGTTCATCCCGGCGATAGCATAGAAGTAGTGAACGAAAACGGCAATGTCTACAGGTATACGGTTGCTCGTACAGATTTTCTCGACATGCTGAAAATCGAATGCAGGTCGTTCAATCCGGCAATTCTCGATGCAGCGTTTTATGACGATATAATCCCGAAGGATACTACGCAAACAGACAGACGCATCAGCGGGTTCTTTACACAGGTTCTAGATTTGCCGGTATATAGAAACGAACAGAGCCAAACCAGCGTAGAAGTGAGGTCGTTCTCTCCGCAGTGGGGGCTTGGCGCCGTAGTCATCACGGAAGGAGGCGAGTCCGTGGCTATAGAAACACCGTCCATTTTCGGTGTTCTGTTGACAGAGTTACCGCCGGGCCAGCCTCATGTCATAGATCACGGGACAGAATTTACTGCCGTAATGAGCGAACAGACGATGGTCAGCGTTAGCGACAGCGAATTCCTGAACAACATAAATCTGTTTGCGGTAGTACACCCGAATAACGAATACGAAATCATTTCTGTACAGAACATACAACTTGTAGGAACAAGAACCTACCGTTTCAGCAAACTGATAAGGGGTTTGTTCGGAACCGATGTGAACAGTTCGCAGGAAAAACCTGTCGATAGCATACTTGTGCTACTGCGCAGACAAGGAAACGAACTACCTTACGGCATCGAAGACATCGGCATCGAAACCAGTATAACAGTAGGCCCTCTGGGTGTACCGTTGTCAGACCAACGGTTTTCTGAAATCGAATATACACCGGATGGCAGGGGACTTTCTCCGTATGCTCCGGTTATTTCGGTACACCCGATAACATACAGAACGGATAATAACATCGTTATAAACTGGATTCGCAGGGATCGTTCCTTGCAGTCCGATTCATTCAACCTAGAGGAAATCCCGCTTTCCGAGTCCTCTGAGTCCTACAGATTGACAATATTGGACAATACCGATATTGTCAGAGAAGTTACTGTAAACAACAGTACAACCTATACGTATACAGGTAGTCAGCAGATAGCCGATTTTGGAATCGTACTGCCGAGAAACTCTACCCTGAGGGTACGAATCAGGCAGCTATCGAATGTTCTTGTCAAACCCCTGGTAGCCGAATACGAGCTCAAGGTGTAAAATGGCCGTCACCACCATCATGGGGTTGCCGCTGCTAGCGGCGGGTCAGGCGCAAAAGCACGTTACGATCAATGAAGCGTTGCGCTTCATTGATGCACTTGCGCAAATTTCGGTGCTGTCCGACAGCACAAGCAGTCCACCGGGTTCTCCAAACAACGGCGACAGATACATCGTACCGACAGGTGCAACTGGAAGCTGGTCCGGCTGGGACAAAAGCATAGCCTTTCGTGTCGGTAACGCATGGATACGCCTGCTTCCTGCCACTGGCTATCTCGCATATGTACAATCAACCGGTCTTTTTCGCATTTATAACGGATCCAACTGGATAGATTTTGCGTCCTCGCTCAATTTCAACAACCTTGCAGGAATAGGAATCAACACATCGTTCGACAACACAAACAAACTTGCGCTGTCGTCTGCGGCTTCGTTGTTTAACCATGCCGGTAATGGTCATCAAATAAAAATCAACAAGGCTGCTGCGAGCAACACAGCCAGTCTTTTGTTCCAGACCGGCTTTTCGGGCCGCGCCGAAATGGGCACCGCAGGCAGCGACAGCTTCGAAATCAAGGTCAGCGCCGACGGGGCGGCGTGGTTCACGGCGCTGGGAACCGATCCTGCCTCGGGGCGCGTCACGTTGCCCGAACCCGTCCTGCTGGGCGGGCAGGCCAGTGATCCCCCAAGCCCGACCAATGGGATGCTCTGGCTGAACAGCACGACGGGCGAGGTAAAATGTCGGTCTGCCGGGCAAAGCGTTGTCATCGCGCCCTCGACTGCGGGTCCGGTGCTGGATCAGTGGGATCATTGGAACGAAAACTGGTTTTCGAATGTCAATGCCAATTCCTACGACCTGTGGGCGGGAACAGCAATCGCGTCCGGCACTATCGCCAATGTCGCATTGAACATCCTGCGGCAGGCGTTCAATCCGTACGGCTTTGCGCTGCGGTCATCGACCTCGGCCAACAGCGGCTACCGGTATGTTACCAACGCATTCGCTTCCGACTGGTTCGGCGTGACCTCCCGCAAATTCCGTGGCCGGATCGGCACGCCGGAAACGACTGTCGCCACCGGCCTCGTGCGGGTCGGCTGGCTGGACACCACAACTCACGCCGACGCAACCGATGGCGCTTACTTCGAAATCAATGGCAATGTCCTGTCCTGCAAGACTGCGGCGGACGGCACCAGAACCACCCATGGCACGACGCTGACCCTAGACGTTGCGCAGGCTTATGTGCTCGAAATCGACGTTCCGGCTAATGCTGCATCAGTTCGGTTCCGCGTCTGGGAGGGCTTGAACGCTACGCCAGTGCTCGACGTGATCAACACCTCGGACATTCCCGTTTCAGCCGCCAATGCTTTCGGCGCTGGCATTGTCGCCACGGCCAGCGAAGGAACCGCGACCACGATTGTCGTGCCCTATTCCATGGGGATGGGCACAATCGCGGGCTACCAGAGGGCGACGGGGCGGAGCTGATGGTACAGTTTACAGCAAATTCTGCAAACAATGCCACCTGTCGTGGTTGTGGCACTGCAAGCAGCATTGTCTGGACTGACGTTGATGCGCGCACCGGACGTTTCCATATCGTGGTGCAGGCGCTCGGCCATGAATCAGCCGCGCATCTGGCCCGCTACACCGCCATTGACATGCCCAAACGGGCGGCGAAAGCCAGCGTTACGCTCTTGCACCGATTTTTCCTGCCGAACCTCAGGAGGCCCCGATGCCTGTTGCCAACATCACAGTGACCACCACGGCCACGCTTCTGACATCATCGAACGTCACGACCTGCCGAGTGCAAAATATTTCCAATATTCCAATACTTGTACAGGCAGCAGTAGGCGTAACTCCGCCGTCCAGTTTTCGCGGGGCGATTTTGTTGAGGTCAGGTCAGGGGCTGGTGATTGTCATGTCGGAGCACTTTGCCGGGCTGACTGGTGCGAACCGCCTCTATGCCCGCACTTACCAAGGTCAAGCGGTGGCGAGCGTCAGCCATGCGTGACCCCTTCGACACTTTCGGCCTTCGTTCGCCATTCGGGGGGCGGAGAGGCTTCAACACCGCCGCCACAGGCGGCGCCGAGACCACGATCACCGCAGGCGGCTTCCAGTGGCGGGTGCACACCTTCACCGCCTCGGGCATCCTTGCGGTCACGCGCGGCGGCGAGGTCGAATACCTCATCGTCGGGGGCGGGGGCGGAGGGGGCGCGGGCACCTCGGCGGGCGGCGGCGGCGGCGCGGGGGGTATGCTGAGCGGCACGGTCGAAATCAGCGCCGGTAGCTTTCCCATCGTGGTGGGGGCTGGCGGGGCGGGTGGCGCCGGTGGCACGAATGGATCGTCGGGCAGCAGCAGCAGCTTCAATGCCATCACCGCGCTGGGCGGGGGTGGGGGCGGTGTTGTCGGCACCGGGCAGTCGTCCCAGGGCCTGCCCGGCGGCAGCGGCGGCGGCGGAACGCGGCAGTCCGCGGGCGGAGCGGGGACCGCCGGGCAGGGCAACGCGGGTGGCGCGGGCTCGCCCAATGGCGGAAACAACATCGCGGCGGGCGGCGGGGGCGGTGGAGCGGGCGCCGCGGGGCAGACAGCGGTCAATGGGTTTGGCGGGAATGGCGGAGCCGGGCTTGCATCGTCGATCACCGGAACCTCGGTTGTCTATGCCGGGGGCGGCGGCGGCGGACGCACCGGCGGTAGTGGCGGCAACACCGGCGGCGCTGGCGGCACGGGTGGCGGCGGCAACGGGGCGAACCTGTCGGTGAACGCCCAGAACGGCGCCACAAACAGGGGCGGCGGTGGTGGCGGCGCTCAGGCGGGGCTTGGCGGCAACGGCGGGTCGGGCATCGTCGTGGTGCGCTACAAGATCGGAGTGGCCTGATGGAACGTTATGCAGCGCGCTTGGACGACAACGAAAATGTGGTGCAAGTCATCGTAATCCCGCCCGAGGAAGCCGACGCGGCTGCCTACTGCGCCAGCATCGGCCTGCCCGGCATCTGGCGCGATTGCGCCGACTTGCCGAGGCTGGGGACTCGCCATCACGAGGGTCGGTATCTGCCCCACTGGCAGCAGATATTCGGGGCCGACACCGAGGCCGACGGGGGCGCGCGCGGCTTTCCCGAGGGATTCGAGGTCTGGCACAAAGGAAAAGCATGGGCCAGCACCACGGCGGGCAACGTCTCGGAGCCGGGCGCCGACGGCTGGCGCGAAGTTGACACCGCTGTGAAAGCAATGGATTCGACAGCAGTAAAGGAGGACAATGAGTGATGATGCTGTTACGGCTTTCACCCTAACTACCCGAATCGCCAAATGGCAAGATATTGTTTGGCAAACGGCGGTTGCGGTGCATAAACGGAGCGGTTTGTTGTCGCTAAACCCGGAGATATTGCTTGCGGAGTTGCCGAAATTCACGCTTGATTTGGCATTATCTGGTTCACCATAAACGCGGGAGCAGGGACAATGACAGGAGCAATTCGAACCACCGACCGTGGCAAGCTGGCCATCGTCCGGCACGAAGGCGTAGTGCCCGGACCATATCTCGACAGCAAAAACGTCTGGACGTTTGGAATAGGACATACCGCCTCAGCCGGGCCGCCGGACCCCGAAAAAATGTCGCGCGGTATGCCAGCCGATCTTGATGCTGCAATCCGTCAGGCATTTCGGCTATTTGCGTCTGACATAGCTGCCTACGAAGCAGATGTGCGCCGTGCTGTAAAGGTTCCGCTTGCTCAGCATGAGTTTGACGCGCTGGTTTCGTTTCACTACAATACAGGTGGCATTGCGAGGGCCGCCTTGACGCAAAAACTGAACGAAGGCAAGCGGGAGACAGCGGCTGAGGCGTTTATGAATTGGCGGCGACCGGCCTCGATTATCCCGCGCCGTGAAGCTGAGCGCGATCTGTTCCGTCATGGCCGTTACCCTAGTGGCCAGATTCCGGTCTGGACAGTGAACGAAAGCGGTCGTGTGGATTTTTCGCGAGCGATCCGACGATTGACCGAGGTTGAAGCGCTGGAACTGTTGCGCGCGCAGCCTGCAACCACAGTGCCTGTATCTTCGCAACAACCGGTTATAACGTCCAGTTGGCTATCTAGGTTGATCCAGTTTTTCATCAACTTGACAAAGAGGAGCTGATCCCATGCGTTACATTCGTCCAACTTCGCTTACTTGGTGGTCGGGAGTTTTTGCCTTATCTGTCGGTGTTGCATTAATGGTAATGCCAACTACAAGACCTCTTGGAGAATTGGCTCGCATTATCATAATTCTTGCCGGGTCTAGCGATGCATCGCCAGCCGCGTTGATCGCCCTCGGTCTGGGCCTTATTGGTCTGCGTGACCGGCTCGAACGAGGTTTTCGCGATGGTGACTGAGTTTCTCGTAGATTCGTCACTGAACAAAATCGCAAAAAAACAGAGTGCGTACGAGTCGAGCCTGTACCGAGAGGAAACCTTTGCCTGACGGAAAGACCAGATGAACCAGCAAATCACGAACACTGGCAAACTCTTTGTCGAGGAAGCCAAGAAACTGCTGGTACGCGGTATGCTGTGGAGCGTGATCGTCGCATTCGTATTTGTCCTGACACCTGTATGGGATAAGATAACTGCGGTTTGGAATAGTACAAACGACATTTCCGTGATTCGTCACGATATTCATGAGTTGGAGCAGACACTACGCAGCATAAGCGTAGATGTAGCTCGCGCTACCGGCGAAGATCGTGTAATTCGCCAAACACCCGGTTTGTCTTACGTCCGGGAACCCGTCTACGTAGGTGATAACGTAAAGCTTTATCTCGTAATTCAGAGAACACGACTAGGTGCCCTGTGCCGGTTCCTTGAGGCAATCCCGTTATTTACAGACGAGACTGGAATTACATACGCAGGGAGACCAATTCCCCCCGTTAGACAGATTGGGGTAGAATCGACAAGGTTGCGGCTAGACGTGATACCGCCGCAACAACTACAACCGGGTAGGGTAGAATTGTATCTAGACTTGGAATACGATTGTGCCGGTGTGAGAACGCCGGATAGAACAGATGCGGTTATTTTTCATCTTCTCGAAAGAGAATGAGCAACGGTCTGACAAACCTCTAACTTGCCAGACGCAAACACAAGGAGTTCGAATGTGACGTGGTTTCTTGCAACGGTTGTTACTGTAATCGGCACTGTTTTAGGTGGTGTGCTTGGTGCTGTCTTGGGTACTAGGCGTGGACGAAAAATCGGTTCCATCGAAGCACAAGGCAAGGCTGCCATGCGAGAAATAGAACGACGGGACATGGTTGCTGGCGCTGTAGAGCAGGCAATCGCCGAAAGCCGAACTGCTATTGTTGAAAGAGAGGAAAGGAGTAAAACAGATGAGCCGAATTCTGCTACTTACACTGGCGAGCCTGACTGGATTCGCCGCTTGCGCGCCACAGACCCGCATCGTCGCAAGTGATGCAGTATGCGCGCCGCTGGCCCCGTATGTCGCTAACCTTAGGCGGCAGCTTCTGGCTCATCCAGAGACGCCGGATGCGGTTGGCAATGCGGGCGCAGACGTAGTGATCGGCTTCGAGGCAGCGTGTGTAAAGAATCGGTAAACCGCGAGGGAAGTAATAACCGGTTATAGCATATGTCTTGCAAGGCAACTCGTTTTAAGGTAGTGCATTTTATGCCATATAGGCAAGGAGTTGCTCCGCAGCGTGCCTTCACTCCTGTTGTAGAAGTCAAGCGAGGTTGATGACAGCTATGGCAAAAAGACTCAAGGCTGCATATCGAAACAGATTCGAGACAAAGAAGTGTTCAACGTTTACATTCATTGATCTGTTTGCGGGCATAGGCGGTATCAGACTTGGTTTTGAAGCCGTTGGTGGAAAATGTGTCTTTACGTCTGAATACAACAAGTTTGCGCAGCAGACATACAGAGCAAATTTTACGCAGGACAAGCATGAAATTGCAGGCGACATCAGGGATGTCTCAACAAAGGACATACCAGAACACGATGTGCTTGTTGCGGGTTTTCCGTGTCAACCGTTCAGCATCGCAGGTGTAAGCAGCAGAAAGGCATTAGGTCAGCCGCACGGCTTTGCGTGCGAAAAACAGGGAAACCTGTTCTTTGAGATTGAGCGTATACTGAGAGATTGTCGCCCAAAAGCATTCCTTCTGGAAAACGTCAAGAATCTTGTAAAGCATGATGGCGGATTTACGTTTGCCGTCATTATGCACACCTTGAGAAACCTTGGGTATTACGTTCCGTCGCCTTGCATAATCAATGCTCGCGGTTACGTTCCTCAAAACAGAGAGCGCATAATCATCGTCGGTTTCAGGGAAAGATGCGAGTTTAGTTTTGACGATTTGTACATACCATCGCCGCAGGATGGACCAAAGCTACACACAATCCTGCATCCAGAAGACGGAACGGAAGAACCGGAACTGCCATACACTCTGCCTGATGGCAGCGTAAATCCGAAATACATTCTGAGTGATCGTTTGTGGCAATACCTGAAAAATCGTGCGGCTGAGCTGCGTGTTCGTGGATGCAATTTCGGATTTAGCCTTGTTGATAATTCCGGCGTAGCACGTGCCTTGTTGGCAAGGTACCACAAGGACGGCTCTGACATTCTGGTAAACAGAGGCAAAGGAGCAAACCCGCGCAGACTCACACCGCGCGAATGTGCCAGATTGATGGGTTTCGACAAACCCGGAGAGTCGCGGTTCAGGATCGTCGTTTCCGACAGTCAGGCATACAAGCAGTTTGGCAACTCGGTTGTTGTTCCGATGATCGAGGCAGTCGCACGTCACATGCTGCCTCACATATTGCGCTAGTTGCCAGTGCGTGTCGCCTGTGCCGATGCCAATAACCAGTTATTGCGTGTAAAAATAGTTGAAAAGAGTTCTTGACAAAAATTATTGAATGTGTATTATTTGAGTTGTGGTTGAAAAGGATACCTGTTGGTTTCCTTCTGGAAAAAATGACGCGGGGCTGACGACCTTACCTAGTCATTGGCCCCGCGTTTTACTCTTTTCTTTCAGGTGTGCCACGTATATATTTCGGGAAACCGAAACGAAAACACCACGGTATCCTGCATGGACAATGAATCTACTTCGATGGATTCGCTGCGGCGGCAGATAGACATTACTACGCGCGCCAGCATGGGAATAATTGCAATACGATGCCCCGTAACCGAAGTTTTTCGGGTGGTCGAAACAATCTATCTTGCTGCACGGTCCAATGGTTCCGCATTTCGTATGTGGTCCATGCTTACGGGCTGGGCGCAATACGAGGAAGACATCGTTTCAGACCTTGCCAGCCTTATGGACGGCGAGGAAAAGACCTTTAACCCGATAAAGCCGTATTCGGAAGACAAGTCGGCCATTTCGTATGCGACGGCATTGCAAAAAATCGCGGACGATGATCGGGACATTCGACAATACCCCGACGACTGCTATTATGTCATGATCGACGCGCATCATTATCTTGAAGAACCGCAAATGGAAGCCGCGATCAGGCGGCAGGCGCAGCGTGCCTATGACAGCGATCAGCGGCTGTTCATGGTCATGCCGGAAACGGCGAGCCTGCCTGACAACATTGCCCCGTTTCTGCACCTTATCGAATATGAATACCCCAAGCTAACCGAACTCAGGATGCTGTTCGATCTTATGATCGAGAACCTTGAACCAGAGCACCAGCCCGATTTCAGCGAAAACGAAAAGCGAACCATATGCCGAAACGGTCTTGGCATGAGCAAGACCGCGTTCGAAAATGCCTTGGCTCTATCCATTACCGATTGGCATCAGGATGCATCGCACAACGGAGAAACACCCACGCCCGTGAGTTTCGACCATGTTTGTTGCTGGATACGGCAATACAAGACAGAAGCTCTGCGAAAAACCGAGGTTCTGGAATTACAGGAACCCGTCGGTATAAATCAGATCGGCGGCTTGCAGAACTACAAGGAATGGATGGAAATACGCCGCCTGACCTATGAGGCAAATGCCATCGCTCAAGGCATCACACCGTCGCGCGGCGTTCTTGTTCTTGGTGTGCCCGGAACCGGCAAATCCTTGATCGCCAAGGCAGCGGGTGCACAACTCGATCTTCCTGTTATCCGATTCGACATCGGCAGGGTATTCGGTTCGTATGTGGGACAATCCGAAAGCAAGATGCGAAGCGCATTGAAACTCATCGACGCGATGGCACCGCTCGTGCTTATGGTAGATGAGGTAGACAAGGGGTTTGCAGGAACTGCACGCGGCGGCAACAACGACAGCGGAACGTCCATGCGCGTGTTTGGCACATTTTTGACGTGGATGCAGGAACGCAAACAGAGCGAACGTCCGGTGTTCATCGTCTTTACGGCAAATCGCGTACATGGACTTCCGCCCGAACTGATGCGAAAAGGGCGTCTGGACGAGCTTTGGGCAGTAAACAGTCCTAACCGTGACGAGCGCGAGGAAATCGTTCGTATTCATGCAAAAAAGCGCAAGTTGCGTATAATCGAAGACGAAATAAACCAGATGGTTACGCACTCGGATGGCCTTGTCGGTGCTGAAATCGAGTCCATCGTCGAGCAATGCCTGATTCGCGCATATCAGGAAGGACACACGACTCTTACGCTAAAAAACTTTCTGAAAGAAAGACAGTACCTGAAACCCTTGAAAGAAAGCTTTGCAGAGGATTTCAGAGCAATCGAGGAATGGGGCCGGACACATGCCAGAATTGCCTCGGCGGAGCCGAAAACGTACAATAATGTACGCAAGGTCAATCCGGCAAAACGCCCATCACTCAAAAAAGCGCCTGACAGGTTGCACTGAGTCTATAACCGTGTTACAAGCAAGGAGAATACATGTCTGGAATATTCGAATACGTTACAGGATCGGACAGCTTTCGGGCAGCGCAAGGACACGACCCGAGAGCGGTAACACTTACCGCTCTTGTGTATAACCCGAAGTCGGGCCTGTTCGAAAATCCGAAATATCTCACAAACAAGGGCGATGTCTGTAAAGTTGACAAGGTGCACAAGGTTGTGCCTGCAAGCAACGTCTTGGCAGTATCTCCGGGTAATTGGTATTACTACAGGGCCGAGGTTCGTTCCGGTGCCCTCTGGTGCCTGATCTACAAGAAACGTTCAGGTGGCATATTCGAATTCGACACACAAACCCTTCTTGTTCGATCCTTTCGTGATGCCTCGCTGCTTCGCGCCCAGCTTTCCTTTCCAGAGCATCCGCACGCAAACCTGACATACCTCGATTTCATATGGAATGCGCAAAGAGTGGTTTCGCACGACAAGCTGACGGCAAACGAACTCGCCGCGTTCAAGAAGTTGCTCGGAGCAACCAGCAACTTCGTTGTCGAAGCAACGCAGAAAGACTCCGAACTTTCTTCATGGAGCTTCACAGAGCTTGAAAAAGCAAAACCGCAAATCAGAAAAACCATCAAGGTCAGGGACAAGCCGATTGCAATCCAAAGAGTAAAGAGGTTGAAACTTTAACCCCATAATCGCTTGCGACAAAAGAACTCGCAAGCTACACTAACAACACGACAACCACGAAACGGACCAACACACCATGTCGCACAACATAGTACTGTCCAAAGTGCGTTACGACGACTTGAAACTGCTTGAACAAGTCGTACATGACTTGTCTAATGGAAAAGCGCGTCTCGTACGTAACCAAACCAGATTCAGGACTTTCAAGGGCCAACCCGACGATTGCGACCATTGCATCGTGATGCCCGGCCCTCACGATATTGGTCTTCGTCGCCGCAACGATGGCGGGTATGACCTTGTTTTCGATCCGTATGCAATGGACATGGTTTTCGCTGCCAGAAGCGTACACAACGGATACAACGAGAACATCTACGTTGGCGCACTCGCGCAGGAATACCTACTGCGGGCCGCAGAAATAAAGGCAGCGCAAAGCGGATTCGGCACACAGCGAATCAAACACGATAACGGATCAGTCTCTCTCGTCATGGAAAGGGCAGCATAATGGCAGTTCAGCGGATCGTGATGACAATCGACAGTATCGGCGTGACAAAAATCGAGGCCGAGGGGTTTCAGGGCGGTACCTGTGTTGATGCCACCGCGCCCTTCGAATCCTTGCTCGGCAAGGTAGAGCGAGAACGACAATCCGCAGGCGAATGCGGACCAAGAAAGGATAACGGCGAGCGTGTCATCTACTGACGCGATTGCCGAACATATCCCCGCCCCTAGCTCAACGGATAGAGCAATGGACTTCTAATCCATCGGTTGCAGGTTCGAATCCTGCGGGGCGGACCACTACAGCATACCAAAGCAAAGATTGTAAAGGTGCCCAGAGTTGCATCTGGGTATCCTTTTGCCCCATGCGTTTGTCGAAGAAATCGCAATTCAAGAAAAAAACACAAGCCATGCAAGATTTGTGGCAAAAGTAGCCGCAGAAGATTGTAACGCTGTTACAGCGACTCAACCAAAAACGAAAAAGTTGCCAGTTACAGTAAATCGCTATATAAAGTAAACGAGTAATCGACTACAAGCATCTTCTATGCGGGCAGCGCCCGTGTCTTTGTTTCTATATAGTCAGCAAGACGCGCAAAAGTACAAACGCGCTTTCACTATGTCGTATCGAACCGTTTAAGACAAATCCGGTCATTCTACGATAAAGAAAACCGACAGGAACCGAAAGGATATGAAATGCCGCAGGCAGACCTGACGCACGCCACAGTAACCAACGCACTGGCAAAGCTCGATGCGTGGCGTTCCTTCCATAGAAACGGTGTTGCCCCGACTCACAAGAGGCAGCTTCTCCTTGACATGCTTGCAAGCGCAACCGGCGTGGCCGTCCCTCCCGCTCGCGGCGAGCCCGGATACGTGTATTATGGCAGCTACGGCCTTGAACTTGCACTGGACGAGTTTGAGAATAAACTGGTTGATCGCTCGTTTAACTGGTCCAATGCGAACGCAAAGCGCGAACTCATCGTGAAACTTGTTGACCGGATCATCAAGGATTTGCGGGAAGACACAGCCCCCGGAAGCGTGTTCGGCATTTCCTACAACAACTACACGCCGACATGGACCGATGCGAACTCCGACTTCATCGAGGATGCGTTGCAGCCGCCGCAACTGTTGACGGCTCCGACTGTCAGCGGTACGCCGAACGAAGGTCAGACGCTTTCCGTCACGAACGGCACGTGGACTGGCCCGACTCCGACCTTTGCCTACCAGTGGTACCGCAACTCTGTTGCAGTGGCTGGCGCAACGAACAACACGTTTGCGCTCGTTGTAACCGATCCCGGAGACCCGAACGACGATCCGCCGGTGCCGCCGACGCCCGGTGATCTTGGCAGGACCATTCAGGTTCGTGTCACCGCGACCAACGCGAACAGCAGCAATTCGTGGCTTTCGCCCGGCATTGTCGTGGTTGCCCCCTGATAACATCTTCCGGTCCTCCCTTACGGAAGCAACTGTCCTCGGTCGAAAGGCCGAGGACTTTTTCTTGTTCGGTTGTTATAAACGGGTTATAATAAAAGCCGACTACGGAGCCTAAGCATGATCGACATCCCCACAGTCATTACTTTTACGCCGGAAGGCAATGCGCAATTTACTCGCGGCGACAGCGCAGCCCACGCCATTCTCGATGACATGTTTGAAATCGGAGACATGCTTCGAGTAACCGACATCTGTATGCACAAGGAAACCAAACGCTACATGGTCAAATGGCTCAAGGGCCCTTACGCCAATGACGTGCATAAAATTTACATGCATTGTAGCATTTTTGGGTTTGGTATCACATCTTCGACGGCAATTCTCATAGAAAATGAAACCCTGCTGTTCGATACATACGAAAGGGCCGTCGAATACGAACGCATGTGTCTTGTGGCACTTCGTAAAAAGGGAATAGTATTCTGATGCGTCTTCTTGACAGCATAAGCAAGGCGTTCGGTTTGTGCAACAGGTTCCGAAAAGAAAAAAACGAGCGCCTTGTCGCCGAGAACGACAAGTTTTGCGCATTTCTTGCCGATAGCACTTACAAGTGTGTTTACTGCGGGCTTTCCAAAAACGACATGGCAAGATGTGCGAGCAATTTTCTGGGCTGCGCCAGAGCCGACGATCTTGTGCACGGTATCAGCATCGGTGTTCTTGAACTGCCTGAATTCGATGCATCAGGAAAGGACTGGACGTGAAATACCTTGTTGTGGCGGCTGCATTGCTTATGACCTCGCCTCCCTGTCTTGATGTTGTTGTTGCATATCCTGTCAGGGAGCCCTTTCCGCCAATCCTTGACGACCCGCCGCGCCCTTTTCTTCCTACCACCCCTGTATACAGAAGACCCCCGAGAAAACCGCTGTACTACGACATTCAAACGCCCCCTGTCGATGTTCCTGCCACTTTGCCCTCAAAACCCGTTTCTCTGGTATTTTTGGAAATAGACAAATCGTTCGGCATACAATCTTTTTACTACTTGAAAGATTGTAAATGATCAAAATGCGGTTACTTGTTACTGGCGGCAGGGATTTCCACGATGAAGACAAACTTCGTCGCTGGATTTTCGAAGCTGTCGGTAATGATCTTGAAAGCGATCAGATACAACTTATACACGGCGGTGCTCGTGGCGCAGACAGATTGGCTGGCCGTATTGCAAGACAAGCAGGATTCAGAATACGGGTGTTCCCTGCCAGGTGGTCCGAGCTTGGAGACGCCGCGGGCGTCATAAGAAACAACCAGATGCTGCGCGAAACAAACCCGCACGTGGTATTGGCGGCTCCGGGTGGACGCGAAACAGACGACATGGTTAACAGGGTTCGAAAAGCCATCAAATCAGGGCTACCAATACGTCTGATAGACAAGAGAAAGGAGCTATAACATTGTTATAAACGGTAAGGCACTGCTGGATCGCGCGCCAATCAAAAACATGAAATAAAAAAAGGGGGAGAGTGCTTGCCTGCTCTCCCCCCAAAGGCCGAAGCCCGTCTGCTTGACTCCAGCCGCCCCTCGTCGTAACTTCAAGCTGCGAAACCTGCATTGAAAAACTACCAGAGAAGCACCCATACAGGGAGCTGCAAAGGGAGACTCAATGCACGAAGCCACGAGAGGAGCTGTCATGATAAATAGCGAATACCGGAAAGTTTGTCAAGCCTTCGATTATCTGCGCAATGACGCGCTTGATTCGGTCACGTTTCTGCGGTTCGCAATATTGCCATATTTGACTCTGACAGAGCAGGCGATAATCATGGGGATATGGGATCGTACTTCAAGGTTTGGAGCAGCCGATCCCGTACCAATGACGTATGAAGACCTCATACGCGGAAAAACGCCTTATGCGAAACTGAAATTCCTCATACCTGCGCCAGCAGTAGGACGATCACAATTTTACGAGTCTGTCAACAAACTAAAACAAATGGGTCTGATAAAACAAGAAAAACGCGGCTTCTCAATAACTTGTTATCCGTACGATTACGTGTGTTCGGAAAAAGAACTGAAAAAAGCCCTACTATCCGACAAAAAACGCGGACAAGCCATAATGTCAGCTATAATGGAAGCCACAATCCATTACGCTTCCAAGTATGAAATTTTGCTCGACAGAGCGGCACTTCGCGGCTTTATTGCGAGGGAAAAAGATGAAAACCGTTGACAAATTTTTACAGAGTCCGGTCCACCGGACTCGTTCAAATGTCAAATTCTTATATCTCGTATTCTTCAACATACATTCTGGATTCTTCAAAAAATGGTCAAAACAAAGCAGTTTTTGTGAAAAATCTAAGTCCGGTCAGCCGGACTCCAGAGTCCGGTCAGCCGGACTCTATATAATATACCTTACGGTATATTAAACAACATACAACCTACGCGCGCGTACGCGCGCGAGGCAGAAAGGGAAAAATCTAAAAACTAAAGATCAGAGTAAAAATGTGAAATTAGTGTAATCGAGAAAAATCTAAACAAGGGTAGAGTATGAAAAAACGTACACATACACTCAAGCAGTTCACCTCCGCTCAGGAAGCGATAGCGCACGCGCTGACGCTGAAAGCGCAAAAGCTGGACCAGTGGTCGAAGCGGTATACTATCGAAGATGGCGTTCGAATCTTCGATAGCTATTGGCGTGCCGCGATCAGGGAGTCCTTCCCTGCGGCTCCCGTAATGCAGATGTCGAAGAAACGGGATGTGCCGCAACTGAAACGGTTGATCGTGGTACCGCTCCGCGATGCGGGTTTGTCGGTACAGGACTTTGCCGGTTTCGTCGTTCACAACTGGAAGCCGATACGGCATTCCCGGCAGTTCCGCAGTTTTTCGAAGTATCCCGAGTATCCTGCGCTGGCGTGGCTTTTCCGTTTCGCGGACTTGTACGTTTCGTGCTTCTACGACTACCAGCGGCTCAAGGATGGCGTTTTCGAGGAGCCGGAACGGAAGCGCGAAAACGAGCGCGCTGCCGAGAAGCAGGAATCGCTCATCAAGGTCGTTCGCATCGCTCAGGAAGAAATCAGAAAACGCGAATTCGAAATCATGAAGCTGAGAGCAAAAATCCGGGACTTGCAATCCGAGAAAAAGCCTGCTATAAAGCGACCTCGCAAAGCGAAACCTGCGAAAAACATACCTGAATGGGAGTAACCATGCCGTCTGCCAATAACACGCTATTTCCTCGCGAAAGCAGTATGCCGGTTACTGTTCTCATGGAAGACCTTTCGAAGGCGGTTGTTCCGCTGGATTATTTTCGTTCCCTGATCGGCAATCGCTCCATCAAAGACATGAAAGTTTGCGATCTTCCGAAATCACTTGTTTCTTCCGAAATCCAGAAGCAACTTCAATACATCGTCAATGCCGAAGTTGCTCCGCGCAGCCTTTTCATCACGAATGAATCCGATTTCAGCGGATCGGCAACGGAATTCCTGCTGTGCGGCATCGGAACAGTCTTCTACGCCACGCCAGCAACCATTGCTCTTGCGCAGATCAAGAACACGCTGCGAGGCACCCCAAGTATCATCGAATACGCAGAAGAATCGGATTACATCTTCATCGCGGATGCAGTGTCCGGCCATCAGCAGCAATTCTTCAAGTCCGAGCCTGCTGCTATGGCTCACTTCTACGAGTTTCTCAGCATCGCCAAGCATTCCCTGCACGGAAGGATAATTTTCGGGGCTTGGCGGTTTCCAACCAAGAAACCGGATATGCCAACTGTTCGAAAGCATCTTGAAGCGATCTACACCGACTCTACTGTGGACCTGATACTGTACGATACCGTAATCGCTTAAGCGCACATGAGCGTCGGTATCAGCCTCGTCCTTTCCGTCGTAAAGGAAAAGTCACGCTCCCGTCTCCTGAACATACCATCCGAGTTTCTCAGGACAGACGATGAAAAACGACTTTACGAATTTGTCAGAGTACATGTAGCGCAGCACAACAAGTTTCCGACTATCAACACGCTTCGGCGGCGTTTCAGCATCAACGCATACCCTGACGAGCCATCTTCATACTACTACGATGAAGCAAAGCGCAGGGCTTTCTATAACCTGTTACGGGAGCCGTATGCCAGACTCGGAGAAAGTTTCAAGGGTTCTCAATCCGACGTATCCGCGATGCTTGCGATCATCGACGAGATTGCGAGCATACGCCGCAGGTTCGGGCCGGACTCTTCCGGTGTCGAGGACAGCCGCGCGCTTCTTGCGCAGATTCTTCAAGAGTTCGAAGACAGCAGCACCTACCACGGACTTCGCGGCGTAACTACGGGCTGGGATGCGGTTGATGACGTTACCGGCGGTTATCAGCCCGGCGATCACATCGTGTGGGTAGGCAGGGTAGGTCGTGGAAAATCGTGGTCGCTTCTATACCAGTGCTATAACGCATGGAAAGCGGGTCATCGCATCCTTTTCGTCTCGAACGAGATGGAAGGACGTGCCACGATGCGGCGAATGGTAGGTCTCCATTCCCGCATAAACCCGAACCTGATACGCACAGGAACGGTGTCAACCGCGTCTCAAGACCTTGTTCGCCGCTCCATAGCGGAAATGAACGAAATGCAGCCCTTGTTCATGGTGACTGCCAATTTCGACAGGTCCGTTCCGCAGGTAGAAGCCTACATAGACCAGTTCCAGCCCGACATTTCCTACATAGACGCGGGGTACCTGCTAAAACCGCAGACAAAGAGATATGGTTCCTCGGGTCGCAGAGAAACCATATCCGATGTTGCTGAGGAACTTAAAAAATGCGCTGCCGACAGGAAAATACCCATCGTCAGCACCATGCAGTTCAACAGGCAGGCCGAGGAAAGACGCCGCGCCGCACAAAAGCGCAATGAAGAACAGCAGGCAGGATCGACGCGGCGCTTCAATCCGATAGCACACCTTGGAGTCGAGGTAATCGGCGAAACCGACGTTATCGGCCAATCCGCTTCGCATGTTTTCGGACTGGACCTCGGACCTCATCCTTTCGAGAAATCGGTAAGGGTGTTCGGCATTCTCAAGGGCCGCGAGGGCGAGGACGGATACTGGTACTGCAACTATCCTGAAAACAGGACTTCGCCGATAGACCTTTCGCTCTTGCAGCCGGACGATCCGCGAATCGAAATAATGGAAAGGCCGCAGGCACGATCTTCCCGAAGCCGAGGAAACTCGCTTGCACCCAACCCCAGCATGTTGGATTTCATGCGATGAGTGCGGCAACCAACAGAAACGCCAGCGTAGAAATACGACTTCCGCACCTCGGAAGAACGACTGCCAAGGTAATGGTCGTACTCGATCCGGTAATTTCTGCGCAGCCATTGAGCATTCCACTTCGCAAGGACGATCTTGAATGGCTTGGTTCCCGCGTATTGAAACATACCGGCCTGAAAGAAAAGGACGTAATATTTCTCTCGTGCGCGCGTTCCATTACCTACGAAGAATCCACAAGCAACAGGACAGTATCTTCGATTCTAAAGGAATGGGAGCCTCACTTTGTCGAGGTTGTAAACGAACTCCGGCCATTCATTATCGTTCCGATGGGTGCCAAAGCCTGTCAACAGGTGATCGGGCGCAGTGTCCAGATAACCAAGGTTCGAGGGCAGGTACTGGAGTCCAGCAAAAGCTTCGGAACTACTCCTGTTCTTCCCATGACCTCACCATTCTTCGCAAGGAAGCACCCGGAGTCCGAGAACATCTTCCTCGCAGACCTTGAAACTCTCGGTCGCGTTGCAAGAGGAGGGTTCAAGGCCGAAGCCTCACACGCAAGGATCGCTGTGAATTATCGTTGGTGTTACGATCTTGAACATCTGCTGAAAGACCCGCCAAGCCTCATTTCCCTCGATGTCGAAAGTGTCGGATTGTATCCGTTCGATCCGAGTACTAGGCTTCTCACGGTTCAACTCGGCATCAAGCCGGGTGAAAGTATCATTGTGCCTGTAGATTATGATGCAGGCGATCTGCGCTTTCACAACGTGATCGACTTTCCGGGCGGCTATGAAACCTACAGACCGAAAATAGTTGCCCAACTGAAACGGCTGCTTGAGAATACGAAAGTAAAGGTCATCGGCCATAACCTGAAATTTGACTGGCTGATGCTTCATTACAAGCTCGGCATACAGATTGCCAATTATCATGCCGATACCATCCTGATGGCGCACCTTATTGATGAAAACCTCCTTTCCAAGAGTCTAGACGATCTTGCAAGACTTCATGTCCCTGCCATGGCGGGGTATGCGGACGAGTTCAACAAAGACCCCGTGCATCAGTCCAAGACGCGCATGGACCTTGTTCCGCCGTACAAGATGATAGCTTACGGATGCGGCGATACAGACGCTGCCTTGCGTCTCTATAACACGTTATTGCCGAAACTGCGGCGCGACAAGAGACTTTGGGCTTGCTATCGCAAGACTGTAATGCGCGCTATTCGCGCCTTCTGCTACATGGAGCAGACCGGCTTTTACATAAACGTGGATGCCCTAAGAGAGTTCGAGCAATACTTGCGAGGCATCCAAGAGAAGGAAAAGGAATGGCTGCTTTCGCAGATTCCAGTAAGTATCAAGTCCATTCACAAAGACACAGGCGTAGGTCTGCAACCTGATCGTGACGCAATCCTTGTCGATTACCTTTACAACCATCCCGACGGTCTGCGCTTGAAGCCAATGCAGTACACCAAGACCGGCAAGCCGTCCGTTTCGTCAAAGACGGCGCTTCCCTACTATGTTGCTGACCATCCGTTCATTGCGCGGCTTACTGACTACATCAAGAACCAGAAAATGCTGAATACATACATTTCGGGCTTCTACAAGTACATCTATGACGGGCGTATCAGACCTTCTTATTCTCTTCACAAGACGACTACAGGTCGTAGTTGCTCAGATTCGCCCAATGGTCAGAATTTTCCCAAGCGCGGGAAAATGGCAAAGACTTTCAGAAAGGCGTTTCAAGCCCCGGAAGGCCATGTCTACATTCAGCTTGACCTTTCGCAGGCCGAGTTGCGAATCGCAGCAATGATCAGCGGCGACGAACGTATGATGCAGGTCTATCAGGAAGGCGGCGACATTCACCGCTCGACTGCGGCGGGTATCATGGGCATATCTGTTGAAGAATTCTTGAAGCTTTCAAAAGAGGTTCAAGACCTCAAAAGATTCCAATCAAAATGCTACACTGGCGATACGGAAATCCTGACAACCTCAGGATTTGTCAGGTTCGACAGGTTGCCGCAGGATGTTGAAGTTGCGCAGTGGGAAAGCGGCGTGATCAGCTTTGTAAAGCCGTTGGCTTTTCATCGCTACGAAAATCAGAAAGTAGTAATCATACAAGACAAGAGTACCGATCTTGCCGTAACCCCAAACCACAGGCTGCTCTTGTTCAGTCGGTACACAAAGATGCCGTATGAGCGTGCTGCGGAAGACCTTACCTACAACGATACGGCTGGCAGCGTACTAAGCTGCCATGCAGGTTACTATCCAGATTCAACTGATGCTGATCCCTTGTTTACCAGATTGCTTGTAATGGTTCAGGCTGACGGAAGCTACCAAAACAATGGAGCAATCCGTTTGGGTTTTTCAAAGCAACGTAAAATAAACAGATGCCGTGAACTGCTCGACGCCGCTGGAGTCGATTACTCTACCAGTGTGTTTTTCGATTCTGACAAAAAGGCAGTAACTTTCTTTTACTTGCCGAAAAAGGATTCTGTCGCAAAGCGTATAATGGCATACATGCCGGACAAGACTTTTGATGTGTCGCTACTGTCGGTAATAGATAAGGAAGCCTTTCTCGACGAGTTGCCCCGTTGGGATGGGCATAGTTACAAAAAGTCGTCACGAAGCTTGTGTTTCTATTCGTCTTCTAAAAGGAAGAACGCCAATTTTGTGCAGATTGTCTGTACGTTGTCCAACAGAACAAGCAATCTCGTTTCTTGCTCAAACAAGACATTCAAGGTTTCTTTCAGAAGCAATGAGCGTAATCCGTTCAAGCGCAATAACTGGTCCGTATCGACTGCTGACAATCAGACAGTATACTGTGTCACTGTGCCGTCCTCCTATGTTGTTGTCAGACGAAACGGACGTGTCACCATCTCTGGAAACAGCGTCAATTTCGGGTTTTTATACGGCATGTGGTGGAAAAAATTCCGCGAATACGCCAAAACCGATTACGGTATCGACTTTACGGACGAGGAAGCGGCATCTCTTAGAGAAATGTTCTTTGAGACGTATCCCCGCCTTGCAGAATGGCATAGCCGCGTCGAGCAATGGGTAAAGAAGCACAAATATGTGCGGGCCTTCAACGGACGCATACGACATCTTCCGATGGTTGACAGTTCCGACGAGGCCATTGCGAAGCAGGCAATACGTCAGGGCATCAACTCGCCAGTGCAGAGCTTTGCTTCCGATCTTGGGCTCATGGCAATCGGTCTTCTTGTTCCCTATCTGCGCAATACAGGGTTGTGGGAGCACATCAAGATATGCGGATTCATCCACGATTCCATCATCTGTATTGCCAAGGAAGAGTATGCCGCCAAAACGATGCGGCTTGTCAAGAAAACAATGGAAAATCTGCCGCTCGAAAAGTGGTTCGGATGGAAGCCTACCGTTCCTATTGTAGCTGACGCCGAAATCGGCAGAAACCTCGCCGAAACCTACGAAGTAAAACCAAAGTACTTCTCTGTAGAGTCCGGCAACAGGACTTACACGGATATAATCAGACACATTCTTAATGATGAGCTTAAAAAATTAAGAGATATAAATTCACAGGACGAAAAGACTATTGCAAAAATGCGCGAGGTTGAAGAAAAGCTAGCAGCACTATCGACGAAAAAACTTTACAACAGTAGTAATTCTCGATACAATAAAACCACTACAAAACCCATGGAGCGTTGCAATGCCAAGGTTGCCCCTTCCGAACGAATTGAAAACCGCTCTCGTAAAGCTTCTTGAACAGCATAGCCTGAAAAAGGAGCACACCAACGCTTTCAATCGTCTTTCCACGGAAATTCGCAACATCTTCAAGAACAGGATTCAGTCCAACGAATGGACGCTTGGTACAACCATACGCACCAACGGTCACGAGATTACCTACGATGCAGCGGAGTCGAGCATCATCAACCCTGCCGATCTGTACGCCAAGTTGAAAGGCGGCGAAATCACGGAAGACCAGTTCCTTCGCTGCATTCGCGTCAGCAAGACTGACGTTACCAATATTCTCGGTTCCGATGTAACCCTGTTATTGGAAACGCCGGTCAAGGGCGACAACTACAACATCCGCATCAAGGAACTCGATCTTGAGAACTCAAATGACGAGTTCATCGTGGTTCCGCAGGCTACCGACATAAAGCGCAAGACGCGGCGTTCCCTCGACAAAACGGTTTCTGCAAAGACTCCATCTGTTGTCAGTCGCAAGATCAGGATCAAAAGAAGCGATCAATGACAAGGGTTCGCGTTGTAGCAGTTACCATGCCGCTTGAATCTTCCGGTATTCCGCCGGAGCCGGAAGCTCTTGTTGCGTATTGTGCTCGCGTTTCCAACCCAAAGAATCAAAACCACCATCACACTGGCGGAAAACTGCTCGATTACCTTGTGAAAGAAGGGCACTGGTCCCCTTTCGAAATGGTTCACGCTGTTGTAGAAATAGAATGTCCGCGCGACATAGCGCGACAGATACTGAGACACAGAAGTTTTTCGTTTCAGGAGTTCTCCCAGCGGTATGCGTCCGCAACCACGTTCTGTGAACGAAACATAAGACGACAGGATCACAAAAACAGGCAAAACAGCATAGATGATCTTCCGAAATGGAAAAAACGTCTGTGGAAAATCCTTGTTTCGATACTTGTTCGTTATGTTGATTTTGTTTATTCCAATGCGCTCAGGTTAGATGTAGCAAAGGAAACTGCTCGTACAATACTTCCAGAAGGATTGACCATGAGCCGCCTTTACATGGCAGGAAGCTTGCGCTCGTGGATACATTATCTTGAAGTTCGAGAGGGAAACGGTACGCAGCTTGAACATGTCGAAGTTGCAGAAGCGATACGCAAGGAACTCGCAAAACACTTCCCCAACATGCTATAACCCGTTATATGGATGAAGATAGAAACCGCTGAGGCATTACTTTCAAAACTTGGTGTACCGCTAAAACCAAGGCAGGTATCTGGAAGTTGGTATAACTATCAGTGCCCGTTTGCGCCTTGGTACCATAAAAACAGAGTTGATAACCATCCGTCGTTTGGGGTTCTTGCGAGTGGCAATCGCCGCTCACACTACAAGTGTTTCTCATGCGGCTCCAAAGGATCGCTGGCACTTTTGCCAGCAAGGCTTGGAAAATTGCGTGGGGCAGATTATTCCGAACTTGTTGCGTGGGCCGAGCGGGCCGAGTTCGAAGAATCCGAAACATCGCCGGTACCGGAATGGGATGACGATACAGGAATTGTAAATGAGTCCAAGGAAGACAATGCGAAATTGCTCAATATGCCATCCTTTGGTGGCGTGGCGCTTCACCCGTACTTGAAGAAACGCGGATACAGTCCTTTAGATGCCGTGAGGCTTGGTTTGCGCTTTGACGAAAACCAGCAACGAGTACTTTTTCCCGTATATGACGAAAATTTGCAGCTTTGCGGATTTACAGGCAGGTCTGTAATGTCCGACCGCTACATAGGCAAAAGCAGCAGCGCGAATCCCAAAAGCCGTGACTACGGCGGTCTCCAGAAAGACAGATTGTTCTTGTTCAATCCGCGCTGGAAAAGAAAGCCCGGAAATTCTCGAATCATTCTTGTCGAGGGACCTTTCGACTATGCACGCTGTCAGCAGGCAGGCTATCGAGGCACACATGCTATTCTTGGAACAGCAGTAACGGATCACAAGGTGAACTATCTGATAAGACTTAATCGACCGGTAACGCTTTTTCTGGATAACGACGCGGCTGGCGATGCAGCTACATTCGGAAATATAAACATCCAGACAGGTCTCAGGGAAAACACATACCTTTCATGGGCCGAGCGTTTGTTCTCACACGTTCCGGTCTGGATCGCCAGATACCCAAAAAGCGCAATCTCGGATAACAGAAAAGACCCGGATAGCCTTACAATACATGAAATACGACATGCGATTTCCAGTTCATGGCTTTATCGCGGCTTGTTTTTCCTTCCAGAGTACAGGAAGAACAGCGATAACATTCCGTTTTAGGAAGCAAAAAATCTTTGACATACATTATTCGACATGCTAATTTATCCTCGTCCACACATGGACAAGCTGCAAACGCACAAACCCGCTGGAACCAAAATCGTCGAAAGGCCAGAAGCATGGTAATCAAGAGACCCGTAAAATCGCAAAAGCCCAAGAGAGTCGAAACCTCCGCTACCAAACCGTCTTCCAGAGCAAGCCATATCTCCACTCTTATCGAAGACGAAACCAGCAAGGCAAAGTCGGCAGCAATCACAGGCGAGGCCGGTTTTGCCATTGCAAATCGTCAGCAAAAACGTCAGCAGGAAGAATACGAACGGCGCAGAGAAAAGCCTTTCGCGTTTCGTATTACACAAGGAGACATCAGCAAGGGCAACAACACGGTAGAATTGCTGTATCTGGACCAGCAACCTTTCTTTGTGCGACTTCACACGATCAAGAATCCGCGCGGCGGTTTCGACGATGAGGTATGTATTGCGGACACAGGCGAAATCTGCCCGCTGTGCAAGATGCTCGGCAAGGAAGGAACCTACACGCTCATGCTCACGGCTCTAGACAAGAGACCTTATCGAAACCGTGAAGGTCAGCTCGTCAAATTGAGCAAGAAACTGATCCCGATCAAGTCCAGAAACATTGCCAAGTTCGAAAGGCAATGGAAGAAGCACGGAACTTTCCGTGGCCTTGTTGCGATTCATCGTCGTCATGGTGCAAAGGAAGCATCAATCGGCGAGGACATCGAATTCAAGGATAGGCTGGTTTCCGAAGAAACGATTCAAAAACTCGTTCGCGGCAAGCAGGAACTTCTGAGCCCGCCGGACTACTTCAAGATTTTCCCGACGCCGACTGCACAGGAATTGATCGAAAGGTACGGCGGCAACAAGCTTCTTGCCGAACAGTCCGGCGGTTTCGACGACGAGGAAGACGGTATAAATTGGGGCTAAGCCCTATAACAGCGTTACAGCAGCGGCGTATGTGCGCCGCTGCAATCTTCGAAGGCTGTAAATGAAAGCCCGTGTTTCAAACCTTGCATTCATTCCGCGCCTATCCTTTACCAAGGGTATGCGTTCCGAATTGACATACAGACAAAGCATTCCTGATATAGTCAGAACTTCCGCTGAGTACAGAGCAATATGGGGACACAAGGAACAAGAAACAGTAGTCCTTCGTGCCTTTGTTTACAAAGGCGATTACGTGGGTGTTCCCCGATCTTGGGCGTTCAACAGGTTTGGAGTGTCTTTCTTTGATGACAGGACAGTGTTTCCTCGCGCCAACATGGACATCAAGCCGATACCTCCGCGTGACAACGCGCAGTCAACCTTCTTTCGTGGTATACATATCCAGGCAAGAGAACGCGGACCTAGGCAGATATTGGCTAACGCGCAGACCGGTTCGGGCAAAAGTCTAGCCGCTATCAACCTCGGCATAATGCTGGATACGCCGACCCTCATAGTCGTTGACAGCAACAAGATCGCGGCTGGCTTTCTTCGCAACTTCACCAAGTTCTTCGGAAGGGAATGGACCAGCAGAAACGTAGGTCGCATACAACAGGATTCATGCAACTATAACGACAAGCCGTTCTGCATCGCCATGGTTCAATCCCTGATGTCCAGAAAATATCCAGAAGGTTTGTATAGTCATTTCGGCCTTGTCGTATACGATGAGGTTCAGATTTTCGGCAGCCGCTACCACAAGGCGCTCGGCATGTTCAAGGCCAGAGTGCTTGTGGGAATGACAGCAACCAACAAGAAGGGCCGGTTCGGCACACTTGTAAACGATTATCTGGGAACCCCGGCTGTCGTATCCAGACAGGAAGTTCTAAAGCCCAAGGCGTTTATCGTCAGAAACCGTCTAGATACCTTGTACAACGTTTACAGCGACGGGACGTTGATCAATTCGCTGGCAAGCGACAAAAGACGTAACAAACTCGTGGCGAACATCATATTCGAACACGGTTACAAGCGAAACCGTGTGTGTCTGGTATTGTCAGACAGGGTTGCGCAACTTCAAGCCATTCAGCATATCTTGTTGTCGATGGGCGTTGAGCCAGATCGCGTAGGTTTGCATGTTGCCGAATATGACGCTCAAACCTTCACGGTCTCGTACAGCTATGGAAAGACACAGCAGCGTCTCGATCTTGCGGTTACGAACGCAGAAGCTAACAGAATAGCCATGTTGCTCGATAGCGGCGACTACAAGGACATCGCCGACATTCTGCCTTTCGCCCTTAAAAAAAATCTGAGACAAGGAATGCCCGTCTCTTTCTCTGTCGTTCGCAATACAGTAAAGGCTTCTCAGGAAGCTCTTGACACTATCGCAAATTTTTGCAATATTATACTGGCTACCTATAAAATATTCGCCAAAGGCGTGGACTATCCGAGAATCGACATGGGCGTTGAAGCTACACCATATGGAAACATAACACAGCCCCTTGGGCGAACCCTGCGCAGCGCAGACGGTTTTTACAAGCCTCAACCGGAATGGTATGCGATTCATGATCGTTTCGTTATGCCACCTAGAAAGGGCTTTTCATCCGATTGGGACAAGCAAATCAAGATCGCTCAAGCAATGAATCATTTTTTTGATAAAAAAGCTTCTGCTCGGGAGAAATCTCTGCTAAATGCTAAAGCAACGATCACTTACATAAGTGGCAGCACTTACAGGAGCACGGATAATGCGTAATATTCGCAAACCGCCGAAAAAAGCTATCAAGCGGTTGTCCAAGAATACAGAAAAAAAGGCAAAATCCATTGGCGTAAATCGTAGTACGGAACGCTACCGGACTGATCCAGAGTTTCGCCAGAAACACCTAGAAAACCAGCGAGCCTATTATCGCAAGAAAAAGGCAAAGGATTTCGAAATCGTCAATCCGATGCGGTCGCTTAGCTATTTTGCGACCATGGCTGAAATCATGGAAGTCGAATATAAAGGACGGGTATTCAAGGCTCCGTGCTTTACAAAGACAAAGGTTGCAGAACTGCTGCAAGTGAGTTTGCAGACGTTCTGGCGACAGACTTCGGGCGATGACGCCATCATTCCGTCACCTGTGCTTCTTACAAGAATCAGCAAGAAAGAGTTGCTTGTCTATCATCTTGAAGAAGTTCGGGCTATCCTTACAATCATCGGCGACCACAAACGACGTTTCGCCTACTACAGAAAAGACCACTTCGATACGAAGGAAAAGCTTTACAGTACAATCCGTCAACTTCGTCAGCAATGGGAGACTACAGCACAATGGCTATCAGGAAAGCAGGGCGACCGCCCCAAATTCAAAAGACCAGTGAGGGTGATGCGCAAATGACCATTACGAACGACAAGGCTACCGTGCCGGTTTTCACGGTGATCAAGCAAACCGTGTCGGTAAAACAGCGTTCCGAAGTCGGAGACGAGGTTTTTGTGTCTGTCGGACAGGAATTTCATAACGTTCCTGTTGATCAGGCAGACGAATACAAGACCAAACTCGACGCTGCGATCAGCGATTGGTTGACGGCTCGCATCACTTCGGTTGCCGGTTCTGTTTTCGATTCCTATTCCGATCCCGATGAGGGGAAAGCCGAAATCGAAACCGACTTTGGCAAGAAACTGGAAGAAACCAAGGCAAAGGCCCATGCCGAAGATGCCGACGAATCGGACGATTCCGAGGAATCCGAAGAGTCGGACGAACTCACCTACGATGACGTTGCCGCAATGAAAGCGCCGGAACTTCGTGCACTCATCAAGGAATACGATCTTGATGTGGACTCGAAACTTGGCATCAAGGAACTGCGAGAAGCTGTTCTCGCGGCGTTGTTCGAAGACGACGAGTCCGAAGACGAGGAATCCGAAGATGAGGAATCCGAAGACGAGGAATCCGAAGATGAGGAATCCGAAGATGAGGAATCCGAAGATGAGGAATCCGACGACGAGTCCGACGACGAGCAAGACGAGCCTTACACCGAGGAAGAACTTAAGGGGATGAAACTTTCCGAACTTCAAGAAATTGCCGAAGCGTGGGAAGTCGAAGTTACCATGAAAAAGGGCGCTGACCTTAAGGCAAAGAAAACAGCCTACATCAATGCCATTCTGAAATTTCAGGAAGAAGCCAGCGAGGAATAACCTGTTATGGCAATAAAGCGGCGAAATACAATGTCCGCGAATTCAGGAGGGGGCAGCGATGCCCCCTCTGCCGTGTCAAGCTCTCGTGTAAAGAAACGAGAAATACCGACGGAAACCATTTTGCAGAAACCAGACTCCGAACTTGCAATACTTGTTCGAAAGATAACGGATTCCGGTGATTACGGCGAAGCGTTCCATATTGCGAATTCAAAGAAATTCACAGCACCACGTCTCGAAACAGGCGTGCTTGCGCTTGATCTGACCTTGGGTGGCGGATTCAGCATGGGCCGTGCCTCAATGGTCTATGGCGAGCGTTCCGCCGGTAAGTCAACCACGGCATGTCTGTGCATTGCAAGTGTTCAACGCAAATACCCAGACAGTGCTGTTGTAATTATAGATGCCGAGGGAACTTTCGATAAGGCATGGGCACGCAAACTCGGGTGCGATCTTTCTCGTATAGTTATTGCAGAACCAGAATCCGGCGAACACGCAATCGACATATGTGATGGTGTGATCCGCGCCAAGGAAGTTTCAATGGTTGTCACGGATTCCATCGCGGCGCTCGTTCCCATGAAGGAAATCGAAGAAAGCGCAATGCAGGAATTCATGGGCTTGCAGGCAAGGCTTATCGGCAAATATGTGCGAAAGGCACAGAACGCACTGCTTTCTGAACGAAAGCGTGATCATCTTGTGCACCATATGTGCTTGAATCAGTTTCGAATGAAAATCGGCCTTGTGTTTGGAGACCCAAGAACATTGCCGGGTGGCAAGGCAATCGAGTTTTTCATGTCGCAGCAACTCGAAATCAAGAACAAGGAGCATTTCGGAAAGGACGATGTTGGCGACGACATCGTTTTGTATAACGAACATATGATCAAGATTACAAAAAACAAGACAGGCGGTCCCTTGAGAGAGGGCATGTTCAGACTTGTTCGTGCACCACACAGCGGTATGCTAGAGGGTTGGGTAGATCAAGCAAAGGCAGTTGTAAGCTCGGGGCTCAAGGTAGGAGTAATTCACGGCTCCCCATCGGCTTTTAGCATTGACGGCGTTTCGACCAAATTCAGAGGCTCAGGGCAGCTTACCGAATGGGCAATCGAAAACCAGACCGTCTATAACCGCGTTATTAGCAATATCGTAGACGCCTACCGCCGCCGCTGGAATTTGGAATGAACAAGAATCCGCTTATCAAAAGACTTGAACGCAAGGCGTCTCAACCCAAGTCCTATTGGCAATCCAAAAACAATGAAAAGAAACTTGCGGTTCGCATTGGTGGCAGAAAAGTGAACGGAAGCGGAAACAAGATCGAAAAAGGCGATGTGAGAAAAGTTGGCATTGTTCGCATCGAACACAAGACGACTTCACGCAAATCCTTTTCTGTTACTCGTGAAATGATTGACAAGATTGTAAATGCAGGCTTGGCCTGCAATGAGGTTCCTGCTATTGTTATCGAGTTCATAGACAGACAAACCGGAAAGAGCGAAGGTGAAGTGGCGTGCATACCCGTAAACGATCTGGTAAGGTTGTTGAATGATGCCGGTCAATGAACTGCCGCTAGGTTCGGTTGCTGCCTTGTTGAATGCTCCCACTGTTGTATACGGAAGAACAAACAACACCGGCAGGGGTATGCCTTATGTCCATGTTTCCGATCTTCTGAAAAACGGAACGGCGGACAAGTTCTGTGCAAGGGAGTTTGTGCTGAGGTACTTTGAGCGCAGAGTAGCTCCGACAGGTACGGTACCCCCCAAGATGCGACTGCTCTGGGATACTGGAAACCTGATAGGCGATCATGTAGTCATAAAGAGATTCATGGAAACGTCGGTCGAATACGGTCATCTTGTATGGGGTGATTGGGAATGTCAGAAGTGTGGGCATAGGTACAGTTTTTGCTACAGACCGGCAGCCTGCGAAAAATGCGGCGCTGAAAAAAGCAACATGTGTTATCGTGAAGTCGATCTTCGCGTAGAAGATATAAGACTCGTGGGGCATCCTGATTTGTTGTTTCGCATGGACAACGGCAAGATCATCATTTATGAAATAAAGACCATAGATCGTCAGGATATTGTTTTTTCCGACATGAAAGCACCTCTTGGCGATCACCATGTTCAGGCAAGCTTATACTATTACATTCTGAAAAAGCTCGGCTACGATGCTGCCGATTTTGTAAGGTTCATATATATCGACCGCAGTGTTTCAAGAATGTACAGCGAATTGCCGTTCAAGGAACTGGAAGCTGCGGTCCTTCCAGCCAAAAGAATACAGCCTTTAATAGAGCGTTGCAGGTCTGTTGTTGCTGGTATAGAAAACGGGCTGCTGCCGCACAGGGTATGCAAAGGCGTAAAGGATACAAGGACAGCAAGATGCTCAGTTGTGACAAGTTGTTTCGGGCGGCGCTCGAAAAAGATTATCCCTATGTCGTAGGGCTGGACATATCCCTTACCTCTACTGGCGTGTATCTCATGTCCTTGAAACCGGACGAAAGTCATCCTGATTTTCACTATCACATAACGACCACATCCAAAAATACTGCCGACACAAGTCGTATAGATTCGGTAGTGGATACCATCGTTGCCGACCTTTCCAATCCGCAATACCCCGTTATAGCCGCTTGTATCGAAGACTATGGCCCCGTCGGGCGATTCGCAGGCAAGATTCTTGTTCGGGCAGAACTTGTCGGTATCGTCAAGCGAAGTTTGCGTAATGGTTTAAGAATTCCCTACATGACCGTTAGTCCAAACGGTCTTATCAAGGCCGCGACAGGATACGGTCGCGTTCCTCGCGGCTATAATGGAAAGCAGCTAAAAATCCTTGCTGCACAGCGGTTTGGCTTTACAACCAAAAATGACGATGAAGCCGACGCCTTTCACGCAGCCAGACTTTGCGCGGCTTTTGTTCGCGGGGAGAAGCTCTCGGTCGATTTTCGCCGAACCAATCCAAGGGATTTCACTTTTCTCGACAAAGCTGCGCAATTCGCTTGACAACAAGATACCGATTCATATACTCACGGCCACTACCTGCTAACCGCTGCCTATACCGCGAAAGGATACGGAAATGGCAACACGCAAACCCAAGGTCATTCCCAAGGACACCACTCGTAAAGCTGGCAGCAAGGAAAAAGCTGCCTCCGACACCGCCACCAAGCAGCGCGCCAAGAAAGCGACTGCGGCGAAAGAAAAAACTTCAAAAGAGGTTTCGGAAATCGTCATTCTTCCGGCAAACACCTTTGTCAAGTTTACCGGCTATGTCAACGAAACGCCGGACGAGGATCGCATTTTCGAGAAAGGCGATACTCTCGTCATCGTTGCAGTGCACGAGGCTACCGAGGATTCGCCTCCGAAGTACGAGTGCATCCGGGCTGCCGATTATGTGGCGTTCCTCGAAAATCCCGACGATGAAAACATCGACGGTCAGGAACTTGCCGTTCAGGAAGTGCAGGCTTTGACGGGCCGTGCGCTTGCAGAAGCGAACGACAACTATCTGCCGATTCCTTCGGTTGGCGAACTGGAAGACATCATCCAGCAGGCGAATGGCGATCTTCTCGCCGCTGCCGAGACAACCTTCGGCAAGATCGAGCAGTCGTTCTTCTACCTCGGTGGTCTGCTGGCTCGCATCAAACGCGAGGGCATCTACCTCAAGGAGAATGGCGGCCAGTACGAAGGCGAAACGGCGTGGGACGACTTCTGCCAAGCCGAATTCGGTTTCAGCGGAGCGAAAGGCGGCGACCTTGCGCGGATGTACGCCACGTTTGCAGCGATCCCTAACTTCGATCCGTCCAAGCTGTCCGACATCGGCTGGTCCAAGGTCCGTGAAATTCAGCGTTACGTGACCGAGGACAACTATGAAAACCTCATTGAGGATGCCCGCAACATGACGCGCGAGGAACTCAAGACCTCTCTCGTCACCAAGTACGTTGACGAATCGGGCAGGACTCCTAGCGGTGCTGTTGCGCAGCGCACTGGCGGTCGCAATGCGATCAAGACGATCACGCTCAACTTCAAGCTGGTCGAGGAAAACGCAACTGCTGTGCAGTTGGCGCTTGCAGAAGCCAAGAAGCTCTACGGCGTCGAATCGGATGCAGAAGCCCTTGCTCGAATCATCATGGCGTGGGCCGAAGAACACGTGGCTTCCGCCACCAAGCAGAAGCGGATTACTGCAAAGATCGTCAAAGCCGAAAAAGATGCGGCCTGATACGGTTCTGCTATAACCGGTTACAAAGGGCGCGCACAACCGCGCCCTTTGTTTTGACCAGGGCTATGCCGAATGCTGAAAAAACGTATAATGCCTAATAGAAAACTCTGGTGGTTCGATCCAGAGTTACCCAATAAGCTGAGGCGTCCTCACAAGAGCCTTCGTGCGCTTCCGGTAAAGGAAAGCAGCACGACTACCGTTTTTCGTGTCGGCCTCGACTTCAAGCCCTCAAAGCACTGGAAACGCTACACCGAACTAACTCCCGTTAATGGCGGCTACATGGTTGAACTTTATAACCTCAATGAGGTAGCGCGGCACTACGGGTTGTCGCACAAAACCAAAACCTATTGGCGGCGTTTCATACTGCCTGATCCGTTTCAGGTTGCTACATCAAGAAACCATAGGGCATACTACTGGTCGCGTATTCAGCTTGTTGTCATAGACAGCGTTTTGAGGCATCTTGAAGCGAATGGAATCATGACTATTCGCAAGGATTATACCTCGTGTCTTGAACTGATAGACCATGGTTGCCGCGTATTGGAAGACTATTACCGAAGGCAATACGAGCAAACAACGCTATTGGATTTTGACAAGTTTGGAGTAAGAAGAATAGGATAATGCAGCTTGTTATGCTGTTTTCGGTGCGTTATCATACACCAAAACGGACAACAGCGAGCCGCTATCCTATGCAAGACAACTACCCCGACCCGTCCAAGTACAAAACCCCGCATCATGCGCTTGCTGGCGTTCACGAGGTTGTGTCGCTTAGCAACAATGACGTAAGGTATTATGTTAATTTCGATACCGGCGAATGCACTTGCAGACAGGGCAAAGCCTGGCGCTGGTCCTCAGGCAAATGGATTTCAAATTCGTGGTGTGCGCACAAGATGCGCGCGGCATCCTCAATTCTTGCATCTTCAAAAGACCCGTCGCTGCAACTAGTCTATAACAGGTTACTTGGAGAGCGGTATATCATATGGGAAAGCGTCTCCGCCTTTCACAAGGAGCTAAGGCGCGGCGACCATAAGGAAGCACAGTATTGGGCATTGAGTGTAGCCGCGCATCGCGGCTTGCATGGTGTTATTCGCTACATGCTCAATATCCTGTTCGAGGAAGCGCGCGATCTTGACATGTATCTTCGCCTTCTGCGACTTGCAGAAAAGGGACGTTCCGTATCCTACGATGAGGTAATGTCTACTGTTCGTCTTTTCTGCAAGATGCCGAAAAAGTGGGAGCTTGCGCCGAGACTTGCCATTTTTCTCGACGAGATGCGCGGCTACAAGGAGCTTGCCACGAATTACACCTACGCAGTCGCTCGCCATAGCGACATCATACCTTTCACTGAAAATGACAAGCTTGCTTCGGCTCTTGTAGAGGGCATATGTTCAGGCAATAGAAAGCTGGTACAGTATGGCCTAAAAGGTCTTTACAAATCCAGCCACCCGAAGGGGCATTTGCACCTCAAAGTGCAGATTTTCAACATTCTTACAGATGTGTTAAATGCCGAGGGTGCGTTTACGAGCGTAAAACGGCACTGGATTTTCGACGAGGACTATGCATACAGGCTTCATTCGCTTGTATTGCGTCGCTATCAGACGGTCGGCGACTTCGGATACCATGAACTAAATGCCCTATGCGATGCGCTAACGGGCGAAGCCTACACGGACGCAAGCAACACCCTAAGCCCCCGCCTAACAAGGCTCTACGGCCAGCCAAAGCCTTCCTATGCGCCGCCGCTAGGGATCGTCCGCCCTATACCACTATATGCTCTCGATAATCACAATCACCGTGGCAAGCACTTGATGCGTATGTGGGGTAAAACGGAACTCTTGCCCGGAGCAAAACAAGAACACATAGATTTCAGATGGTGCGGAGCATATATGGGCGTTGCGTGGCGCTATTTTGCATTTCATCAGTTCAAGACTTGCGATATTCCGTGGGAAAAAGTAAAGTGGAACCAAGTGCCTTGGCTATGGAAACATCTTGATTTCATGTGGTACTGAACCAGAGAACGTATCCAATGTACGAAACAAGGTTTGCGCTCGACGAAAAAAACATGGTCGTTGATACGTTGGCACTTTATGTATTCGAAAGTTTCGATTCTTGCGAAAACCTGACAGACCCGATCTTTTCTTTCCATGCAAATCGTGTGTTCAAGGAATATCTGGTTAAGTCCAATATCCCTAATAACCAGCTATACGAACCTATAGACGTGGCCAAGCTCATGCAGGAACCCGACTCGGACTCGTACAGCTACTTGAAAACTGTCTGGCTGCCGAGGTACGAAAACATAAGGGTATTTTCAGGTGTGTCCTTCAACAAATCCAACCGGCATCTATACAAAGGAACGGCTTTCTTCCTTGGAGAAAAGAGCGGTACAGTCCTTTCGCAGGTAACAAGCGATTCGCTTACTCTTGCGGCTCTGTTAGCCATGAGCAAACTAGCCCTCGATGTTTCAACCATACTGCGGACAAGGCAATACAGAAATGCCTTGGCACAACGGCATGACCCCCGTTTCTAACTTTTGGAGAAACATTATGGTAATCCGAAAAAGAACAATGCTGGACAAAACTTCGCGCTATATCAGGTACGATCATGCAACTAGGACATACGAATTGCGCACACCTACGGCTGTTGTACGCTGGCCTCAGGCTTTTCGTGAACGTCTTGTACGGGATTTTCGCTACCCGCAATCCGGCATGTCCATCATGGAGTACGATTCCTACAAGGAATACATGGAAACTGGTTCTTGGAATATAAGCGCGGCTATAGTAAGATTCCTTATTACACATCTAACGCACACGAATGGAAGGCTGATACCCATCACATCCCTTCATGCTAACAAACGCAGCAAAGTGTTGATCCTGGATCACCCTAACCCTATTATTCGCTCACTAATGTGCCACAGCTTTCTTACGAAGGAAGAAATAATCGGGTTACCAAACATGAAGCTTCTGGACTCTTCTGTCATGCTGGAAGCTGCATCTGCTCACAGAAAAAAGAAAACAACCTGACTCGGAAAGGAAAACTGCAAATGTCAAAATTTCTAGTGACAGATTTCCGTGACTTTTGGCGCACCACCACGCCAAACGGCGAGTTTTGCTTTTACGACAAGACACTATCCTACGCAACAGTTGCCGCTCTGGACCAAAACAGTGCCCCAACAGTCGTTTGCGGCCATGGCGTCTTCGATTTGACAGTTTCGACGACAAGTCCTGTTGCGGTCGTTTCTTCCAAAAACGAAGCTGCCTTATTGATTGCGGAGATTGTAAATGAACCGGAGATTGTAAATGAACCTGCCGTTTTCGACGCTTCGACCGAACAAGGTACTGTTGCTGAAATCAGTTATAAACATGGTGTTGACAACAGAAACGTAGGCGAGGCAGGCGAGGCAGGCGAGGCAGGCGAGGCAGGCGAGGCAGGCGAGGCAGGCGAGGCAGGCGAGGCAGGCGAGGCAGGCGAGGCAGGCGAGGCAAAGCATGAAAAAAAGGTTGTCGAACCTGTCGAACCTACAGGCAGGAAATCTGGTAGGAGCACTCGCCGCACTCGTTGACGCCCTCCAACAAGTTTACCTGTATTCGTCGGTAGTCGCGCCGTTCAATGTAAAACGCTCCAAAGCACCGGCAGTTGTATGGATTGAGCGTGCAATAGAAGAACTTCTCGAAAGCAGAAGCAGCGAAACAAACAAAGTCATGGTTCGCAAGATTGCGGCAGCCAGAAAGCAAGTGCTGGACAAGTGGTGTCATGATTTAGGGGCTGTCGAGTTTGTTATGGCAATGGTTTCCGAGCTTGAGCGGGCAAGAACAGAAAATATTCACGACATAGACACGGAGCCGAGTTTTGTCTCATACTGCGCTTATACCTTGCACGACAATTACCGCAAGGTGTTTGACCAGATTCCGATTAATAGTTTGAAATTTCAAAAAGTTACAGCCAAGTTGCGCAAATTGCCGTTGTTTTAATGGTTTTTTCGCTTTCCACAATGTTCTCGATGCGCTATGCTGCACCTATAACTCGTTATAGCGCACGGGAGCACTACACCATGTCTGAACAGCCGGAACGCAACAAACCTGTCTTGCTCGTATTGTTCGAACTCATCGACGCTTGTTTCAAGCTGGCATTCTGGACTCCGATCTTCATTATGGTTGTCTGGTTCTTCATCAAGTACACCCTTTTCACGTTCGGTTTCTGACATGCAGATCGACCCTCGTGAATACGCTCGCAAGCGTCTTTGCTTTGCCAAATGTTCTCTTTCCTGCGAACGAAGGTTGCAGCAGGAATTGGAAAAGCACGGCTACCTTACCGCGCGCGCGAAGCGGTTGGTCAGGATGCGCGATTACTATCGCAACAGAATGTGGAATCTTCACATCGAAGAACAGCGTCTATACTACGGAGGATAACATGGGCCGATCTGTCTCTACCCCACACGACGCATACCTTGTGACGTTCTGTGACTGGTTCACAGATTCAAATTACGAAGACGAGGACGGTGAGGTTCGTTACCGCGAACCCGATCACATGGATTGGGAGTGCTATACGGACAGCGTAACGGAGTATGCCAAGCAGCTTTGGCCTTCGCTGCGGGAAACGCGCGAGAGGTGGCTTGGGCGCGAGGACAGGGTTTACCTCGAAAACGACCTCGTGTATTTCGGAATCTCCGAATACTGCGGTGTAGCTGCGATCTGGATGGTTCCCAAGAAGCACAACGAACATCTTGCCGTTCGCTGGTGTGATCAGATCAGCCGCAAGTTCAACAAATCGTTCGGCAATCTTGTCAAGCTGGGAGTAGTGTCCAATGGCAAAACCGTATACAAACGTTTTGCATGTGAATGAGGGCTGGGACGCGGCGAAAACCGCTGCTGTTCATGAGCGCATGAAGAATCTCCGCGATGACGAGAAACTTCGGTTTGCCATCAACTGGCGTATGCCTCATACTCTGCTTAACGTCGCCGCGACAATGTTTCTCGGCGACAACCTCGATGGCGTTGACTGGTATGCAATCTTCCAGACACACGACCTCGGAACTTGGTCTCACGGCGGCGTTGTCGTCGTGGGTTCCTTCTCCAATGACGCAACTCGGACAAGGAGGCGATAATGAGTTTCGAACCCACGACCGGACAGAACCTCATTCTCACCGTCTGGAAGGAAATCCACGCACAGGGGTATCCTTCTTATAATCCCAACGAGGGGTGCATGTATCGCGGTCCCCACAACTCGAAGTGCGCAGTCGGCTTGTTCCTGACTGACGAGGAAGCAGAAATTTTCGAGGGTTCATCTCTTCATCAACTGCGGATCACTGGCAGGCTGCCAACTCGCTTCGTGCCATATGCCGGTCTGCTCCAAGAGTTGCAAGACGCGCATGACAAGTACGCTTCCAAATATGACGTTTGGAGAAAATCCTTCGAGGAGGAAATGCACAAAATTGCCAGCAAGTACAACGTCGAGTTGCCTCCTGTCGAATGGGGTGATCCGTGAAAGCGAGGCTTTGATGCGAAACAGCTACAGACTACCCAACACCAAGTCGCTGCGCGAGGCTCGCGCAGCGCATGACGCATTTTTGCGTAGTAAAGGTATAGACCCTGATCGCAAGAGCAAGCATGTTGGCATTCCCCCTGATCCGCTGAACGCAGAGCGTCACGCAGTCAAGCAGGAGCTTCCGCCGCTTTCCAACAAGGTAGGAAACGGTTTCGCAAGAAAACAGGTATTTTTTGCTGACCTTCCAATCGCACAAACGTATCACAAAGGACCGCTGATGGTTGTCACTGACATGTCTACACTTAAAGGTTCAAAGCGGCGTGATTGATGGATTTCGGTTGCGCCGAGATTGAATCTCACGCTATTCTATAACTCGTTATAGCAACCACGGAGCCTACAATGGACAAGAAAATCGGACCTGCCGCACTGGTGCAGCAAGCCATCAAGATGCTTTCGACTGGCATGTATACCAGCAGCTACGAAAGCCAGATCATCGAGACGCTGGAAGCGGCCAAGGCCGCTATGTCGGCTCAGACCAGCCTGCCCGTTTACTACATCGTAAAGGGCATGGTCACTGATGATGAAGCCCACGCCGAAAACTTAGGAATAGTGGGAGATACCGAATGGCAGATCAGCGACGGTCCCGCAGGCGAACGCGGCAGCAGTGCATGCTACCTCGACCTTGAAGAAGCGATCAAGGCGCACTCCCCTGCCGTGTTTATCTTCGACGACGGCAACGCGCCGCAAATCTGGCGTGACAAGCACGACATTCTTGCGCTGGACGACGAATGTTATCCGCAAGTCACGTTCGGCCACGGCCATGACGCCAGCGACGGGGTGCAAGTCACTCACGAACAGGCAACCGCGATCTTTCGCAAATGGAAGTGCGATCAGCAGGGCATGACGTGGAAGCAGTTTGCTTCTCTGGTGCAGCCCACGTTCGGCATGGATGGCGCTGTGACGTTACCGTGGTGCAACATGATGCTCGTGATCGAGCGTGATGGCCACGTTCATACCTGACGAGGCGTTTCGGGATAGCGCGGGTTTGTCGTTCGCGCTATCCTATAACTACGTTACCGAATCACCCTAATCGGAGGAGCAAGCACAATGAAACCGAGTCACGTCATCACACTTGAAAACTGCAAGAGCTATGCCAGCGAGGATACGCTGGACAAGGCTCTCGCGCGTCTTGGTCTGGACAACTACTCGGATGGCAACAGGATTCCTTGTCGTTACATCAAGTGCCGCAATGCCGAGGGTCGCTGGACGGCGATCTTTCTTGTCACCGAGTTCTTCCGCGCCAACAACACTGGCGGATATGTCGGATTCGCCAGCGACTACGGCTTCATGAGCGTGTAGAGGGTATACACCATGCAGAAGACTTTCGTTATCCGTTGTGTCGCCAACAACAAGTGCGACGACGACAAGGCAGAATCGCAGTTCTGGTCTAACGAACACGGTTGGACGGATTTCAAGTCAGCAGCAGTGTTCACCGAGGCAGATACCAAGACGCTCCGTTTGCCAATGGACGGCAAGTGGGTTCGCGTAGCCCGCAGGTTCGAAAATGCCCTTGAAATCCAAGACGGCGCTATCAATCCTGTAGCTATTGCCAAGGCACTGGTAGATGCATGTCTCGAATGTATCGACGAGGGCGTGAGTCAGTGTGAAGATCCTGCCGTAAGGTTGATCGTGCACCAGCTTTCGCACATCGTCGATTCTCGCACAGTAGATACCGATTTCGTCACTTACAGCAGGCTCATCAGGTTTTGCGAGGAAAACGAAACAGGACACGTTTTTGTTCCGAGATAAGACATTCGGGGGTAGCGTCGTTGTAGTTGCGGTGCTACCTTATTTCTACGAAAACTCTACAACGGAGGTCATCAAATGGATTATCGTGCGGATCGTCGCATATATGTTGCCAACTTTCATTTATCTGACCGAGGCGAAAACATCTTTCGTGAACTTTCTGTCTACTACGACGAGGGCGGCGTCAACTACTTCTCTTATAAGAAGAAGGAACGCGGTTACTACCTGTCGTCCAGCATCGTCAAGGTGGAAAGAGGCATAAAAACGTGGACGATGGGCCAGCGTGGCGACGGATACATGCTTTTGCGCCCAGCCAAGCGTTTCAATCGCAGGACGCTCGACGAACTGGCTGCGACGGTCAGAAAGAACGCGGAGCGCATCAACGCAGTATGGGAAACTCCTCAGGAGGTCTACGATCCCGTGCTCATGATCAAGGCTCTTGCTCTTGATGACGCGGCGGGAGTAATTGCGGCAAAGGATGCCCCGCATGCCCAAGCCTGATCGCAGCAGCGTCACGCTCCTTCTCGCAGGAACACAGTACCACAAGGATGAAATGATCGGAGACCTGACATTTCGTTGAGAGGTTCTGAAACCCTGCATTGACTACCTGCTCAAGGATCGCCGCGATGCAAATGCGTAAATTGACCTATGTGCCTGAAAAAGGACACGATGTTCTTGTGCCCATTGGACACGTAGACTTCAACCCCAAGGAGCACAGCACTCAAGAAAGTGCTGCAAAGGCACTCCACGCTGCCATAGTGAAATGGGCCGAGCCTCGTGGCTTCAACCCAAAGAACATCGTGTTGTGGGCACCCGATGTTGCCGAAAGCACCATTACTGCCTGCAAGGCGTGGACCATTTGCTGGAAAGAAGGGCCTTTTGAATGGGCGATCAATCTTTCTGGCGAGATGGACAGCGGTCCATGGGGCTACGCAGAACCGTATAACGCATACACCATCGTGTTCACCTACTAGAAAGGAGCTAGAGCCATGAACAACGAGCAATGGATCATCGTTTCAGATGCCTGTGTACGTCATGTGTGGCGCGATTCACAAGGCAACGAGCATTTCATCCCGCCTGATTTTTATGAGGTGAGCGGCACTCCAATCGACGAGCAAACCGGAAACGACATGACCTATGTGCGCACCGAAGTCTTTGTCGGCAATGAAGGTTACTAGAACCTTATCGAGAACGACTGACAGGCTTGACTATCCTGCGTTGCCATAACCTGTTATAGCCGCTATCGTGCGCATTGCGGCCCTTGCCGCTAACCATCAACTACGGAGCCTACAAATGGTCAAGCATCCCGACTGCCATGTTGTTTCGGTCGGCGGCCCCTACGACACGCGGGAAAAGGCCGAAGCCTTTCTGCCTCACGCTTCCAAGATGTTCGACGGTTACTGCCGCCTCACTGCGGCAATGCCGATTCGGGATCGCAACGGCGTCTGGTGGATTGCGGTTATCGGATACGATACCGATACCACGAAGGTTAGCCCGCCTTCGCTCGCTGCGGCGGGTTATCTCGAATAACCAAGCATGTTCAGCATAAACATCGGCGGCGGCGGCATCAGCCGCCGCCAACCTCAGCATCTGTTGTTGCGGTTCGCTAACCGGCATGGCCTTATCGCAGGCTCGACCGGAACCGGCAAGACCGTCACTTTGCAAGTAATGGCTGAACAATTCAGTTCGGCAGGCGTTCCTGTGTTCCTAGCCGATGCGAAATCCGATCTTTCAGGTATGGCAAAACCGGGCAGCGCAGGAAGCAGACTTAATCAAGTGTTCACGGATCGTGCAAAAGTTATCGGATTGCGCGACTACGCATATAGACAATTTCCAGTGACATTCTGGGACGTGTTTGGAAACGAAGGAGCACCAGTAAGGGTCAAAATAGAAAGCATGGGTGCCACACTCTTTTCCAAGATGCTCGAACTCACTGATGCGCAGGAAGGCATCATGTCCATCGTCTTTGCAGTAGCACGGGACGAAGGGTTGGGTCTACACACGCTTTACGATCTGCGGGCAGTTTTGACGTTTGTAGCAGAAAATGCAGTCAGGATCACCGCGAGGTACGGCAATGTATCTCCGGCTTCGGTGGGTGCCATTCAGCGCAAGCTGCTCGTCTTGGACAACGCAGGCGCGGCTAACTTGTTCGGCACACCATCGCTCGACATTGCCGACATGATGCAAGTCGTCAACGGAATGGGCAGAATCAACATTCTTGCAGCCGAAAAGTTGATGCGGAGTCCGTCCGTATACGGCGTGTTTCTGCTATGGATGCTCACCGAATTGTTTCGAAAGCTTCCAGAGGTCGGAGACATGGACAAACCCAAGTTTGTGTTCTTCTTCGATGAAGCTCACATGTTGTTTTCCGGCGCATCCAAGCTACTGCTTCGAACTGTCGAGCAGGTAGTACGGCTCATCCGGTCCAAGGGCGTTGGCGTCTACTTCGTTACCCAGAGTCCGACTGACATACCGGATTCCATCCTCGGGCAACTCGGAAACAGGGTTCAACACGCGCTACGCGCGTTCACGGCACGCGATCAGAAGGCTATCTACGCGGCAGCCCAAACGTTTCGACGCAATGATCGCTTCTGCACGGCCACAGCAATCACAGATTTGGGAGTCGGGGAAGCGTTGACCTCGTTTCTGGATGAACGCGGCACGCCAAGCATGGTTGAACGCACCCTGATCAGGCCGCCATCATCGCAAGTAGGGCCGCTTACGCCACAAGAACGCGAGCGTATCGTGCAGTCGGATACCATGACGATAAAGTATACCATGAAGGAACAAAGCGAAGGCGGAGCGTTGGCCATTCTGCGCAAACGCGGCGCAGAGCGCGGCTCGCCAAGCGATCAACTCATTCGGGAACTGTCTGACTATCTGAGGAGCGCAAAATGAGCAACAAAGACGACTACAGCTATCGAAGTTTTGCACCGGAGAACTCTGCTTCCGAACTAACGGCTATCCGCGCACAAGTCATCAAGCAGGAAGTGACTCGTATCATCAGGCAGATCGAACGCGAACGTATTGCAAAAGCAATGAAAGGGCAGGCGCGGCAACAGACTTATCGCTTTGAAATAGGCGAGCAAGCGCAGAGAGTGCTATGGCATGTTTTCTATTTTTTCGTAGTTGCAGGGATCGTCACTGCCGTGATTGTATTGGCAAATCTTCTTTTATAACGATGTTATTTCGGCTAAGCTAGCACTACTAGCGGCATCTACAAGCTGCTAACCACTGTGTAACCCAAATACGGAGGGCAAAATGGCACGCAACAGGTTCTACATTCCTACCAGCGAAGTTGCCAGCATCGCGACACAGATCGGCTATCGCCGCAAAAAGGTCAGCATCGTCGTCACGACAAGTGTGCTTCTGCACAACCTGAACTGGGATGGCGGCACCAAGAATGTCTACTACGGCATCGACCTGAGCAACGGTAACGTCAGTCTTGCCGGAGCCTGCCGAGTGCACCAGATGTTCAACGAACGCGAAGGTGCCCGCGTTGCTCTCATTCCGGGCGTGGCTATCGCGCAAACAGGAACATTTCGCGGCAAACCGGCGCTAATGTCCATCTATGTTCATCCTGACAACGTTCCAGCCTCGCTGGAAAGCTACAGGGGGGAGGTTGCCTAATGACCAAGCCTATTAATGCTTTCCTGATCGACCCGTATGCCATTCGACGCCATTTCGAAGATGCTTCATCGTCCATGGCAGACGTTTACGAACAAGCTGTCCGGGAAGTCTGGATCATGAATAATCTTCAAGGCTACTACGCGGCTTTGACAGAGCCGAACGTGCACACAGTGAGTTGCGTAACCATGGTTCCCGTCGGATACGTCGATCCGAAGCTGAAAGACGATGACATATTCGTTGACGACGAGGGCTTGTTCAATACAAGGAACACGTGGTTTCTGCTGCGCGGCTACCCGCAACCGCTAGCTGGCAAGGGCCTTGTTCTTGGAACCACCAGACACGGCAATTCGTGCGCGCCGCGCAAGACCACACTGGAATGGCTGCGCAGAAACGTAATGCTGGCGTCTGACAATGCGATCTTCAACTACAGGAACCCCGATTGTTTCGAGTTGACATCCGGCGATGCCGTTCGGTTTTGGCTAAACAACAAAACGTGGAGTGACAAGGGAGCGTGGAAATGAACAAGAATGTCCGTATGGCTGTAGCCGACATTGCCAGCCAAGTCTGGTACAACTACAGAATGGGTAACAAGTTGGATGCGCGGCTCGCCTTCCACAAGCTGCCCGAATCCCGCAGACCGCTCTGTGTTTTGTATCTGACAGACCTTGCGCTGGCAGATAACGACATGGAAGCCCTCTACTCCTTTGTGCATTCGGTGACAGAGTAGCATCTGGCATCTGCCACAATATGGCTTGTTGTAAGGTATTGACATCTTTCGTTTTTTATGGTTGTATGGTCTCGGGTAAGATAAAAAACCAGCACTGTTGCAAACGTCAATAAAAGCCTTCCTGCAAAGACGAAAACGATACCGGCTATCTCACCATATCCAATACCCTTCAAAGTTTTCTACGTGTCACTCATCGAGCCTGCAAGCCTGCCAAAAGAAACGCTCTTCTCGAACTCGTCACGAAAGGAAACCGTTATGCAAGAACGCCCAAAATCAAGGTCTGTCAATGCTCGCAGACATGATTTTGCCATAGAGCAGAGCCCTAGTTTTTACAGATTGATCAGCAAGATCGAAGCTGCAACCGAAGAAATCGCGTTGCCCGTGAGTTTGAGACGCAACCTTCCAAGATGTTTGGAAAAGATTTACAGTTCCACGAGAATTGATATGGCAGATTGCGATTCGTCCATGTTCGACAAAGTTTTCAATACGCTGAAAACACTCTGCGAAAACCAGAAGGCGCTAGTTATAGTAGCTGTTAACGAAGTGCAGGTTTTTTACTGGCGGCAGTCAGACACGTGCGCGAGGGCGGTATCAAGCTATCTGCACTTCTACAGGGACAGGATTATCCGAATCCTTCTTGTTGAAATTACAGACAAGAAAAAACTTTGCGGTGTTATTACCGATCTGGGGAACATATGACTGTACAGTATTATCATATTGTCCGAATCTGGTACCTATGCTATAACGGGTTATACAGCGCGAAAAAGGAGCGCACATGCCTGAGGAAATGAAAAAACCAACGGAACTTGTGAATTTCGAAGAAAGCGTTGCGCATTTTCTTGCGCTGAAATCCGGTATGTACAGCAATTTCGGTATCATGCCCGTTTATGTCAATGGGGAACAAAGCGTGGCAATAATTGTGGTCAATGAACTCGGCGAAAATCTCATGTTGACTCCGCTTTTCATCGCCCCGACGGCTTCCATGAAATTGTTGAATCCGCTTGGCGAACCTATGGTTTCGATTTACGAAAGCGATGTAGCAAAGGAAGCAAAAAGCTTTCTGGATAGAATTGTGGCAGGCAAAAAAGGCACGGACTAGAACTACACCATCAGACTGCCCGTAGCTCAACGGTAGAGCTGACCGCTCATAACGGTTTGGTTGGGGGTTCGAATCCCTTCGGGCAGACCACTACCACAAGACGAGGACGCCATGAATTACACCACTCCCATCTTGTTTCGCGGCCCGCCCGGATCGGGCAAGAGCACCGCTGCACGTCACATGTTTCCCGATCACGTGCTGATCGAGGCGGATGACTATTTCATGGTCGGTGAGCACTATCTGTTCGATCCCACCAAGCTGGAAGATGCTCACAAGCATTGTCTTTGGCGTGCAGAAGCCGCGTCCAAGGCGGGCATTCCCTTTGTCGTGGCGAATACTTTCTCGCGTTATTGGGAAATCAAATCCTACCTGCACCGCTGGCCTAGTGCCCGCATTTACCGTTGCAATGGGTTGTGGCAGAATGTTCACGGGGTTCCTGCCGACAAGGTGCGAATGATTCGCGACAGGATGGAACCGATTCCCAATGAAATCATCTTGAACAGGAAGGGCCAGCCGTGACCCGCCGCCACCGCCCTGACCTGCCTTGTCGCGAGTCACATGATCAACGCTCTGGCACATGCCGCGCTTAATGAAGGAGTTATGCCGTGACTGACCTTGACAGCCCGCTGGTCGAAGATTCCGATATTTCATGGCCTGCACAGATCGCCCGTATTCGCGCTGAATACGAGGCCCGCATAGCCGAGTTGGAAGCCGAACTGGCCCGCCTGCGATGTGAGCCCCACATCGCAGGCGCCCTTCGCGCCAAAGTGCAGGAGTTGGAAACGGAATTGAGAAGCGGATCGTTCTACAAGGAGAGCGACATAGATGCGCTGTTCGCCCGCGCCGAAGCTGCTGAGGCCGCCCTTAAGTCCGTCGCGGCGCCCGATCCCCTAGATGATCTGAGGGTGCAAGCGTTGGTGGAAGCCGGTAACAGGATGATAGATTTCCACAACGGACCAGCAGCGGCAAAGCGACCAGACATCTGGCAGCGGCTTCTGCAACATTTCGCCAACGCCCTTGCCGCCATTGGCAAGAACAAAAACCTGTAAAGTAACGGTGTTTCTGAAATGACCAGCCCGCATACTCCACCAAAAAACCTCAAGAATGCCGTTGATGCCGCTCGCAGCGCGATGATTAATGATATTATTGCAATGTCACAAGGAACCGACGAACATCAATATCGCCGCAAACCAGTCGTTATAACCGTTATAGCCCTGTTGTTCTGTCTTGTTGGCGTTACTTGTTTCTTGTTGATTTTTCATCTTTAGTCTTTAGGCTGCTCTTAAAAATCAATAGACAAGTAACAGCCGGTTGCCAAACTAATGTTCTCGTGCCACAATACATAAACCTTCGCATACACTTCCATGGAGCACCAGCATGTCGCTCAATTTCAGTGTTGCCAACATCAAGGACCACACCAACGTCACTGTCGATCCTGCCAACGAGCGTAACTGGCATCCTGTGACCAACGCGATCATCAGCGCAACCTCGTTGGTGGGATTGGGCGTATCACCACGGGCAACTACAAGAAGTTCTATACGCGGATGCGCATTGTGGAAATGATCACTGGTCCGTTCCTCATCATCGACAACAAGCTGTGCAGCATAACCATCGAAGATGTAAAGATGCACATCGGCTTGAATACGAACGTGTGTCTGCAAATGAGCGATACGCAATTTTATCGTCGTATGATGCTTCATGCAGAAGGTATCATTTCAAAGTTCGAGGAAAGCCGCGAGGGCTGTGTCTCGGCTCATGCAAAGTATGCCAATTTTCTTTCCCGTCAACAGGAGTCTGCTCAATGAATCTGCTAATCAGCAGCTATGAATCTCTCCACATGCCACTCAGCAGTGTGCTGAAATGCAATTTCTACGCATCGTCCACATACTCTGACGATGTGCGATTCGCGGCTAACAATCTGATTAGCCACTATCGTCGCACTCCGATGCCATTTCCGCAACAGGTTGTATTGTTCGTTTTTCTACGAGAACCGGAACCCGACGATGCTGATATAATTCAGCGGAACGGACTTGTAGAAGTCGGAAAGGACGAGTTTCACTGGTTCCAAGAGCCTGCGTCTTCGGATGCAATTCTTGACGAGGTTCGCAAACTGGCTCCCATGAACGCAAAGTATGTAAAGATATTTGATTGGAAAGACGCAATTCTGACAATTCTCAGCTTCACCGTGGAGCGTTGAAAAGCTCACCTGTACTTCACCGTCAAGACCAACCGACCATCAGGAAACCACCATGAAAGACGCCAATCCCCCTCTCGCCCCCTTGTATCTGGCTGTCACGACTCATAACGCCGAGACTGGCGAAATCGAACAGCGCAAGGTCGTAGACCATAACGACCATAACACTCGCGTTTGGCTCGGCAAACACTGTTTCTGGGCTTTCAGAAACAACAAAGGGGTCACTACCACTCCCCTCAAGTCTCGTGACGAACCGTTTCCCGGATGGATGGAAGTGGGCGAATCCGCCGATGCTGACTGACGGATTCTTATAGCCTCACAGGAGTATTCCTGCTATAACCGGATTACAGCGAAACCACCTGCTAATCGGGGTATACCATGACCAGCCTGCACGAAAAAATCGCGGACCTTGAAGCCTACATGGATGATGCGGTTCGGTTTGTTCCCGACATTGCGCCCGAGTTCAGCGGAGCGGATGGCGTTTACGTCTACAACGTCCCCAAAGACGAGTTCGAGGCGAAATGTCGGGAATACGACACGCTTACGGATCTTGTGAATCTCCGCACGCAACCTCTCATGGACCTGTGCCACGGCGGGTGGATGTGCGGCTGGTCGCAACAGGATCACGACCGCTACGAGAAATACGTCAATGCCTGACCCCCGCAACGCCCGTATTGACCCGTATTGACAGGAGCCGACCAATGAACGCCAGTCTGGTTACTGTGAGAACCAAATCGAATGACAGCGCCAAGGCTTGCGTCGTAGAATTCGACGTATTTCCGCAGGGGCATGTCAACGACTCCGACTTTCCGCAAGATTGGGATTCGAGCGAGATACCGACAGTTCTGCGGCTTGTTCATAATACCATCAAGGTGAAATACCCAAAAGCTGAATCAGCACTTGGTCACATTACGACGACTGACGGCGTAGCTCTTTGGTTCTCGTTCTCCAAGACACAACTTCGTTGCCATATGTGAGAGGGCACCAAAAATGAGTAAACATATCATCTTGTTTGACAAAACCAAACAAGGTTTGCTTGAAAAAATCGAGAATAAGGAAACAGAGTATTTCAACAAACCTGACAAAAAATTGCTTATAGTCCAGATTTCATGTGACCACGATGGCTATCGAGCACATCTGAAAGTTGTCGATAGCTACGAGAACGACAGCTAATCGCGGCTGTCTACAAGCCTCATACAAAGTTTTTTCGCGGCTCCCCATACCACCCTACACGCTACTTCACAAAAAGTCTCAGCGAGTAACTCACAGCGTCTACCAAGCCAAATCATGTCGCGGCTCACATACGAACACTCGATCAGCTATCTCGTGTAAAACACTCGATCAACAGGTATCTCGTGTATCTCGTGTAAAACACTCGATCTTGTCAATCGCGGCTCACCCCAACATATCTCTCATACAATGAAATACATAAAATGAACTGACTATCAAAAAGTTGCAAATTTTGCAGTGCATGAAGTATTCAACAAAAATCACCATAAGTTCTTGTAACGGGATTCAATTCTACCGCCCAGAACTACAAGAAACATTACCAGATACGTCAAATCTCGGCCTGTTTATCCCAAAATCATCATACAATCTGTTAAGTATAAATCTAAGTCATTGATCTAAAAGGCTTTTTCTCTTATAACAAAGGTATAACGCGGCTTATCAATCGCGGCTCACCCTCATAGTCCCTCAGACTTCGCCTATAGCCCCTATAGACCTCACATAGACCCCCCACCCCCCTCACATAGACCCCCCACCCCCCTCACATAGACCCCCCACCCCCCTCACATAGACCCCCCACCCC